TTGCTTTTGCTTTTGAAGTACCAAATACAGAAAATACATAATCTCCTTTAGATAGGCCAAGAAAATTCAACGAAGAATAAGGATAAATTATTGCATCCTCTTTGGAGATTCCTTCTAGTTTCCATGCCGAAATTCCAATTGGGGTTTTTGTTACTCCGTTTACTGTTACTACTCCATAAGAATCGTTTAATGATATTAACTGCGCCCCAGTCGTGCGCACCTGCGTTGATTTGCCGTATACGGTCAGGCCGCACAGGGGCGCAGAGAACGCATCGTCAACGGCGATAGGATTGCCTGTCTCAGTGCCCACAAGAATGTTCTGCCGCGCCTTTACTGCGCTGATCGTGTCACCTGCGGCTTTTGCGTCAGCGGCTTCGCCCTTGTGGGTGAGGGTGGTGTCCAGCGCTACGGCAGGGCCGGTCTCGCCTTTAGGGCCTTGCGGGCCGGTATCACCTTTTTCGCCCTGTGGGCCAGTGGCGCCCGTAGCACCTGTGGGGCCTTGAGGGCCTTGAGGGCCTTGCTCACCCTGCGGGCCGACCGGGCCGATGGGGCCAGTGTCGCCCTTGTCACCTTTCTCGCCTTTGAAGTTTCCGTTTGCAATGCCGTCCTTCAGCTCTTGCAGACTGCCAGCGGCTTCCTGAGCGCTCTGGTCTGCATTGCCCGCACTGGTGGCGGCTTCGTTGGCGGCGGTCTGGGCGGCTTCTGTAGAGGCTTCCACCTGCTGGAGAGCCTTGTCCCGGGCCGTGTCCACAGCTTGCGTGGCGGCGGTCTGCTTGTCACCGATGGCTTTCAGTGCATCCTCTTTGGCGGTGATGGTGTCAGAAAGGGCCTGCTCGGCCTTTTGGGCGGATGTCCCGGCCCGCTCTGCCGCGTCCAGCGCTTCCGTTTTGGACTGCTCTGCCGATGCTGCCGATTCCTTCACGGCATCCACAAAAGCCTGCCATGCAGGCGTTCCCGGTTCTGGCTCTGTGCCGTCCTCCGTGCCGGAGTTTGCGGCCACCCGGTAGCGCAGGTCAGCGCTGGTCACGGTCTTGGTGCCGTCGCTGCCCTCAAAGGTGATGCAGCCGTTGCCCGGCTGTGCGGTCACGCTGGCAGGCACGTCCACATAGCCGCCCACCACCAGCGAGGAAGGCGGGTCTTTGCTGTCCGGAACGTGCCAGAAGCAGCGGATAGCCAGCCCTTCCCACTCGCCGGAAGCGGTGACAGCAAGGCGGTACACGCCTCGGTTCTTGGTGTAGCCGAAGCGCAGCATCTGCTCATAGCCTGCCAGCTTTGCAGCGCCGTTGGAGGCAAGAGATACGCTAAGTTCGATCATAAGCTTTACTCCTTTTCCAGTTCCAGCAGCTCCAGCAGCTTACTACTCATCATAGTCCTCCTCCGTGATCTCTTTGTACTGCTCTGCGGTGATCTCCCCCTCGGCCACCCGCTTGGCCAGTTCCGCTTTGACCTTGGGGCGGCGGCTTGCGGGCATCTCACCCCACGCCTTAGTCCCGGCGATGAGCCGGTTTGCCCAGATTTTATCCATATGCTACCTCCTTACTTGTTGACGGCGGCGTCCAGCTCGCACAGCGAGTCCTCGATAGCCACCATCCGCTCTTCCGACGCCATATCCTGCTCACACAGGGCGTCCTCGATCTCCGCCACGAGGCCGGGCAGCTCCCTGAGCTTCTGCTCCTCTGCCAGCTTCTGGTGGAGCTCTTTCAGGCTCTTTTCTGTTTTGTGCAGACTCATCCGATGACACCTCCGATCATGGTGATATTGCCGCCGACGCCGCTGCCGCCCCGGGTAATCGTCACCTTGTAGTTAAAGGCCGCTCCCTTGGCGGCGGTCTTGTTGGTAAAGGCGTGGTGTGCAAAGGCCCGGCTCTCGCCGCGCTGGATGTCGGTGCAGATTTCCCACACGGGGGCATCGTCCCGTGCGTTGTTGCTCAGCTCCACGCTGAGGCTCATGTCTGCCGGGAAACTGCCCTCCAGTGTCAGCGCAGCCACGGTGATGGTGTCATCTGCCGTCAGGGGCTGGGCCAGCGAAAGGACGGCACTGGTCACATTTTTGGTAAAGGCAGCGGTCCACTCTGTCGTGGTCTTTCCGTCGTCCGCTTCCAGCGTCAGGGTGTTTTCTCCGTTGAGGATCTGCTGGAACAGGGCCTTCTCGCTCAGGCACTGTACCGTGAGTTCGGTGCCGGTAGCCACGTTCTCGCGGACGGCCAGCGCCACACCGTTCACCTTTTCGGTGATGGTCATGAGGTCTCCATCGCCGTCGGTCACGGTGTAGGGCAGAGTAAACGGCTCGTTCTTCTCGCCCAGTGCCACGCCGCTCTCGCCCACATCGGAAGTGACTTCCGGCGGCTGGTTTTCCGTAGGGAAGCCGTCTTTGTCGATGTACAGCGTCTCCGGCAGGGTGAAACAGGGAAGGTAGCCCCAGTTAGCCATATGCGCATATGTGGTATTAAAACGCCCATAATAACTGCTGTGTATGCCGCTGAGTGCAACTCCGTCATAATAATAATCATTATCAGAAGAGTCGTGGTGATAAGACACATTACTGCTCTGGGTTCTTGTCCAGATGTTGTTCCCGAAATCAGTAAAAATATTTTCCAGTCTCTTCCGGGCTGCCTCGGAGAGCAAAGTTCCTTCGGGTCTTGAAGATAAGTTGTACACACTTTCGCTTGCTGAAAGTGTGAAGATTGAGGTGCTGAACGTCTTCCTGTGGGCTAAATATTTTGTTCCCCCCATCCAGCCCTTGACGTCAGCGGCAAACTTATGAAAATAAGTAGTGGTGAGCCAATCGTAGATGCTACAGGTGTACCCAGAAACCGTTATTCCCCATGCAATATCGACTCTTCTGCCAAACTCGCCGACGCTCGACCACGGGCCGCTTGTCGCCGGACTCTCCCGGCAGAACATCGTCCGCCCCTTGCCGTTCAGCCCCGATTCGTAGTTGTGGCACAGCGCGTAAAACTTGACTTTTGTGCTGCCTTCCATCAGGTAGACGTATCCGTCCCCGATGACTAAGTCTTTGATCTGCATTCAAATCCTCCTTCCTCAAAACTCCACCCGGCTCGCCGCCTTGTTCCACACACCCTCCAGAGCCACACCCTCCAGCGTGTCGAAAGCCGAAACAAAGCTGATGCCGTTTACATCTGTGCCATGCACCATCTCCAACAGTTTGATGCGCACGCCGGTGGCCGCAGCGTCCGCGGCAGCGCCGGAGATGGTGAGGGTCTTGTCGGTGCTGGCAATGGCCGCCGCATCACCGGCATATTTCTTTGCGGCATCTTCGCTCTTTTTGGCTTCGGCCTGACTGTTTGCCGCCTCGTGGGCGCTGTTCTCCGCGTCCCCCTTGATGAGTTCGGCTTCGTCCCTGCTGGCAGCCGCTGCCGTTTCGCTTCCCTTGGCGTTGGCCTCGCTGGTCTTTGCGGCATCTTCGCTTGCCTTGGCGTTGGTCTCGCTGGTCTTGGCAGCTCTGGCCGAGTCCACCGTTACCTGTCCTACCGCCAGCACGTTCTCCAGACCCTGGGCAATGTATTCTCGCACCTCCACGCCGTAGATCGCCTTCCGCACTCCTTCTACGGCGGCCTTCATCTTCTTTATGATCTCTTCGAAATTCATCCGATAATCACCTTACTCCTTCAGAAGGTCCATTTTGAATTTTTACCCCACACTGTTCAGGTAGCTGATAGCGCCCACGACCTTGTCTTTCAGCATCGCCGCCAGGTTTCCGACGGTCCACTGCCGCCTGGAAAGCGAGGCGCTGGTCAACCCAAAGGTAAAGTCCTTATTGTCCGGGGCGTCCAGAGGCAGGCGTACCTTGGTGCATACCATCCACATATCAAAGCTGTGGGGGTTGCTCAGGATGTGAGTCCGCAGCAGATACCCAAGCTTGTCCACCTTTTCTCCCATGTCCTTCCGGTCAAAGGCCCGGACAGTCAGGGTAGGTTCTGCCTCCTGCTTGTACTTGGCCAGCTCCTCACTGGCGGCAGAACTCAGGGTGCTGTAGCTGGAGGCCTTGCCATCCACATAAATATGCCGGGAGCGCAGGCCGTACCGCTGGATCGACAACGCATTCTCCGATGTGCTGGAGATGGCGTTGTAGCTGATCTTCTTAAAGATCCACCAGCCCTTCTTCACCGTGGTGATGCCGTGGGCCGTTACGCTGTTCACGAGGTCGGAACTGCACTTCTCATTCAGCACAAAGTCCAGCATGTTCACGCCGTACTCGATGCTCTGTGTGGTGCTTGGCACATCCTCCGACTTCAAGTAATCGTAGTAGAAAAAGTAGTCCTCGGTGCCCGGATCATTAGCCAGCCGAAGCCGCAAATATCCCTCGTCCTTGTCCAACAGATAGGTGCTCAGGATGCTCCACAGGCTGCCGAACTGGTCGCCGCTGTCGCTGGTGTCCACGTACCGGTTGGCCACCGTCACCTTGCCGCGCATCATACAGTTGGCAGGGTTCTCCCCCTTCCGGCTCTTGTCGGCGTTCATTACGATGGAAAGCAGACTGGATTCCGAGCAGCTGTTGTAGGAGCTTGCCGAGAGTCGGGTGTTGATCTGCCCCAGCTCGTTCAGGATGCCGTCCGCTGTCACCGTCTTGTCCAGATTGAACTCCAGCTCGCACTCCGTCACACGACCAAAGAAGATGCACTCGCTGTCCTCCTCCACCATGATCCAGGTGCCGCCCATCACAAAGTCGTCGTAGTAAGGGTTCTTCACCCGGCCAAAGCGGGTCTCGGCCTGATACGGCACCCGGCACGAAAAGCTTCCTGCCGATTTGTTCTCAAGCTCCACGCTGGGGTCTGCCACGATGCCCTGGGTCTCTTCGCCCTCCACCGAGTCGCCGTAAGAGTCGTACACCAGCACCTTTTTCGTCCAGTTGAACCGGGCCGTGCTGCTGTTGGTAAACTTCACCGATACCTGACCGGCGTATACCTTATATCTCATTTTGAAATTTCTCGCTTTCTGCCCTCTGTAGCAGCGCACTGCCGTTTACGCCCAGACGAAACCTCCCTTGTCCAGTCGAAACTGGACCGTCCTGCCAAAGGCTCCCATCGTTAGGGGAGCTGGCGCGAAGCGCCTGAGAGGTTCTTCTCCTTACATCGCTCTACAGGTACGCCGGACGGTAGTCGATGCTCACCGTGGTGTCCTCCTGCGCCTGCACCACCACCACACGGCCGTTGGTGTTCAGCGCAGTACCCACGATGCCGATGTTGGTCTTGACGCCCTTTTTCAGCACAGCGCCCTCACCGGCATAGAAGCTCACGCTGCCGCAGAACAGCTCGTATCCGCCGCAGTCCTCCGCCACAGCCGAGGCCCCGGTGCCGAAGTCGAGATAATCGTTCTCGATCAGCGCCTCCTTCGGGATGTTCGGGGCATAGAGCTTTCCTGCCGCCTCCACCACGATCTCGTAGGCCGTGTTCTTTTGCAGGTCGGCAGCGAGTCCAAGCTCCGCCGTTCCCGTGCTGTCTCCCGCCCGGGCGACTATGAACGTGTCGCTTGCCAGCAGGACGCTTGCGCCTTTTCTGCGGACAGACACGGTCACTTTTCCTTTGCCCACAGGATAAAAGGCAAACTCCATCCGCATCAGAGCGATGTCGTATTCTTTCGTCACCAGTGGCATCACGAGGGTGGCGAGCTTGCAGTTGTAGGTCGTCTCGTTCGAGGTCCAGCTCTTCAGGAAATCGTATTTCGTTTCCGCCATCGAGCTTTGGCTCAGCAGGGTGTAGTCCACTCCATTTTGATTCTGCATGTTCGAGGTCGCCGCGCCGCTGCTGGTCACAAATACAGCGCTGGGCTTGTCCGTAAATACCAGCGGAAACGTCTCTCTCGTCCCTGCCGGCAGGGTCACGCCGTGCATCTTCACGGTGGCCAGGTCGGTCTCAAAGCAAAAGGGGTCCCACAGCCAGTCGTCTCCGTCCTCTGCCAGCAGGTACTTGTAGGGGTACAGCCGGTATTGCAGGGTGATCTTGGTGTGGTTGTACTGCTGGCTGGGAGCCTCGCTCACCCAGATGCGTCCCACCCAGTAAAAAAGCGGGTCGTCGTCCAGAACGATTCGCGTCTGGAATGGCCGGGCCATCTTTTCCTTCAGCCGGGCCATAATATCCTGGTACGCCAGGTTTCCCACCGGCCCCCAGAAGTTGTTTTCCTCTCTCCACCGGTCGGTGTCCACGTAGAATTGCCAGTTTCCTTCCCGGTCACTAAACACCGGGTACCCTGTCAGTCCGTGGCTCAGGTCAGCCACGCCGCTCATGCCCTCCACTTCAAGGGTCATGGTCTTTTCCGTAGGCGGCTGCACGATCGGCCGACAAACAGGGATCAGATAAAGATCCCTCCAGGTATGTGTGTCACCAATGGTGATCCCATGTGGTATCGTCTTCATCTGATCCCCCTTTCTCGGTCATTCGGGCGGTGCAAGGCTGTAGTTGATCACGGCCTTGATCCTGCCGTCAGAGTCGGAGGCATAGCTGCTTACCCAGCATCGCCCCCGGTAGCTTGTAGTGTTTCCTTTTCCGTCCGGCACGTCCACCAGCACCCGCCTCCCCTGCAGGTAGTACAGCAGGGCATGGTAAGTGGCCAGCCAGGTGCTGTCTGTCACCATCCATTCATCGGATTCTTCCCGGTGGATGTCTCCGTAACAGTCCCAGAAGGTATGGCTCTTGCCGTCCGATTCATAGTAAAATGTCCAGCTCCCCTCGGCATTCTTGAACACCCGCTTTTCCAGCGGTGAATATTCAATGGTGCCGTGCCAGGGGGCTGCTTCCAGGGTGCTGATCTGCTCCTCAAAGGGAGCCACTGTCAGCGGGTCTGCCGGGATCAGCATCAGTTCGTCGGTGCTAAAGCTCTTCACCGGAGCTTCGGCGGGGATATGGAAGGTCAGCCGGGTGTACAGCTCTGCCCCTTCCGGGGTCACGTCTCTGCCAATGCCCATCTTTACCGTCCTCTCTCCGCCAGCTCGCCAAGGGCGGTGTTCATGTCGCTCTTGATCTCGCCTACCAACTTCCGGCTGTTCATCACGACCTTCATGTTGGCCACAGCCCTTGCCACACCGTCGATCCGCTCGCCCATGCTCTGGATCGCATCCACCACATCACGGTTCCCGCTGGCCGACAGGGCCTCCGGGTCGTTTGGGTCTGCTTTTCCATTTTGACGATTGGCGTTCCGGCTCACTGTCCCGGCAAGGTTTGCCGAGCGGGTTGCGCTCAGGGTCACGGCCCGGTCTCCTGCCAGGCGGGAGTCCATCCAGTCCAGAGCGTTCTCTGCGTTGGTCAGGTCTACCACCGGCTGGATGCTGGGGTCGCTTTCGTCGTTCAGCACGTCCAGCAGGCTCATGGCGCTGCTCTGGGCAATGTCCAAAGCACCATCTGCCACGGCCTCAAGGCTCCGGTTCACGCCATCAGCGGTGTTCGTGATGCCGTTCGCCAGACCTTCCATCAGGTAGCCGCCGATCCCGGCAAATACCGTCGATGGCGAGTGGATGCCAAAGATGCTCTTGAAGCCGTTGATGATGCCTCGTCCGATGCCTTTGATGCCGTTCCAGAGTCCGCCTGCTACGCCCTTGATGCCGTTCCATAGGCCACCCACGACGTTCTTGCCGATGTTGATCGCACCGCCCACGAGACCCTTCGCACCGCTCCAGAGGTTCGACGCCTTCTCCTTGATCCAGTCCCAGGCTTTGCCGATACCGGCCTTTACCTTGTCCCAGTTCTTCACTACGGCAGTGCCTACCAGGGCCGCACCTGCCACACAGGCACCCACCAGCAGTCCGTGAGGGCCGAGACTTGCTGCCACCTTGGCAACGCCCATGCCCACCTTGGCCAGAGTTCCCGAGGTGGCAGCTCCGGCAGCGGTGGCAGCAACCTTGGCGGCTCCCGCAGCCTTGGCAACGGTGGTCACGCCGGAGGCCACATTGGCAGTGGCAGTCCCTACGCTGTGCAGTACCGGCACCAGGTCTGTGGCGGTCTTGGCGGCTTTCCCAAGGCCCAGAGCACTCTTCCCGGCGCTGAGCCATTTTGAGATCCCGCTTCCTCCGCCGGCAGCGCCGGTGCTCTTCCGGCCCAGAAGTCTCTTGATAAAGTCCAAAGCCTTGGAGAAGAATCCTTTGCCACCGGAGCCTCCAAGGTTCATTCCTCCCAAGAGCTTCGAGAGAAGCTGGGCAAACAGGCCGTTGCCGCTAAAGGCGCTCCGCAGTGCATTCCCAATGGCCTCGCTCAGAGTCCGGCCAAAGTCAGTGCCTACGATGTCAAGCACAGCCGTAAGCCCGCTGGCCACCGCACTGGCCCAGTCTCCCCGCATGGCGCTTACCACAGCATTCATGGTGGCGGCCATGGTCTCGCTGGCACCCTCTCGTGAGTACAAGCCGATCAGGTTGGTCAGGCTCTCTGCAAAGGCCGGGTTTACCTTCTTCCATACCTGGTTGAACCCGTTGTAGATGGGTTTCCAATTCTTCGAGATGGTATACCCGAGCTGCATCATGGCCTGCTTGCCGTTTTCGCTCATGTCAAACGCCGAGGCCAGACTCTCCGCAAATCCCACAAAGTTGTACTGCTCATCCTGTAGCTCTGCCAGTGCGTCCAGAGCCTCCTCGCTGTCCTTCTTGCCCTGGGCTACGTAGAAGTCATAGGTCTTCTGGTATTCCGTCAGCTTTTTCAGCGAGGTGCTCATGTTGCGCATGGCAGCGCCCACGCCCATCAGAGAGCTCATGGTTCCCTGCATGGCAGCACGACGGGCTTCCTTGGAGCCTTCGCCGTACTTCTCCACCGCCTGTTCGTAAGCGTTTTCCCGCTCCGAGAGGCTGCCGTCATCGTACAGCTTTTCCAGCATCTTCTGTCGGTTCGATATGATCTTGGCTTCCTTCTCGTATCGGGTGATCTGGTTGGCAAACTGGGTAAGCTGAGCCTTCTCAAGCTCGTTGATCAGCTCCTGCTGCTCCTTCTGCTCTTCCAGATACTTCCGGTATGCCACCTGGGTCTGCTGGCTCTGCTCCCCAAACTCTTCCTTGAGCTTGGTATATTCCTCCTCGGCAGCCGTAACCACCTTGGCCTGTGCATCGATCTTTTTGTTGATCTGCATCATCTGCCGGTTCGAGCGCTCTGCTACCGTGGCGGTGTCCTCGTACATGGATACCCACAGGTCGTACTCGTCCTCGGCGGTCTTGGCGTCGTTCTCGTACCGGCTCAGCACATCGCCCCAGATGTCGCTGTGGCGGCTCTGCCTCAGCTTCTCCAGATTGGCCTTCTCATCCAGCAGGGTGTTGTAGGCGTCCTTGGTCTTGTCGTTCCCGGCACCTACCCGGGCCAGCAGGGTATCGTACTGCTGCTGTGCAATGGCCACTCGGTCTGCCTGCAGCTCGATCTGCTTGGTCACCACCTCGGTCCGCTTTGCCAGCAGCTCCTCGTTGGTCACGCTGTGCTCGCTCTGCAGCTCCCACAGGGTGGTCTCCTTGCTCAGCGCATCCTGCAGGTACTTGTTGGCCTTCAGCTTCTTGCTGTACTCCTCTGTAAGGGTCTCTGCAAGGCTCTTTCCGGTCTTGGAAGCCTTAGTCTTGGTAGTCGGGTCGGTCGTGCCCGTCGTAATGTCATCGACCGCTTTCTTGTAGTAGTCTCCGAATGCGCCGAAGTAGCCTGCAAGCCTGCTCTTAGCGGCCGCAGCAATGTCATTCACGCCCCATGTTGTATCCGTATTCGCCGTCTGGATACCCTTCTTGCCCGGGATGAGCGTCGAGTCCTGAATGGCCGTCTCAAACTGCTTCCTGGCAGTCTCAACGCCATTTCTCAGGGAATTCGAGCCGCTCCCCAGAGGGTCCATTTTGAATGCAGCGTAGATGCCCTGCATCTTGTCCTGCACCAGCGTGGCCGCCTCGTCCAGCGCCTTTCCCACGCCGCCTTTCACTTCGGAGGCAGCGTTGTAGCTTTCGTCGTAGAGCTTCTGCCGTGCTTCCGGGTCGCACATTCCCAGCACCGCGCCCTCGAGGATGTTCTCCGCATCGCTCATGGCGAGGTCACTTGGCGAGTGGATGCCCCAGAAGTTCGTAAAGACGCTACGGATGCCGGTGGCCACGTTCAGCATGGCCGCCTTTGCCTTCGCCAGCGCGTTCTGGTCGCCGATGCCTTCCGCCAGTCCCAGCGTTACGAACCGGCCAATTTCGGCCATGACCTTGGATGGAGAATGCTGGTCGAGGTCATATTTCATGGTCTCTACAGCGGTATTCGCAACATTCGAACTGGCCTGCTTCACCTGTGTGATAGCGTCCTTGTCAGTCTCACCCTTAGCGAACCCTTCGGTCGCATACTTGCCCGTACCAGTCATCTTCTGGTAAAGACCAGACATGAAGCTGTCTCCATGCGCCAGCTCGTCGAGGAAAGGCGCAAATGGGTTCTCCCACTTCAGCCCAAGCAGGTCGAGTAGACTGAAATTCTCAGCCTTTTTCGTGGCCCATCCTGTAAACTTATCCCAGAGGTCATTGAGAGCGGGTTCACATTTCAACCAAATATAATCGAGAAGTTTGATGATAACATCGATCAGCGTGGTGCCTGCTGCATAAAGTGCTTCTCCGATGGCAGGTGCAGAAAGAACGATAGCAGAGCATACTGCCTCTATGATCTTGGCAATGGAAGTTGCCAGCGTCGAAGCAACTTCTGCCAGCCCCTTGATGATTCCTGTAATAAATTCAACAACCAGCCATGCCGCCGATTTCAAGGCTTCGATAAAGACCTGGAAATTAAGATTCTGGAGCAGAGTAAGACTGGATGCCAGATTCCCAATAAACATGGCTGCCGAATTGAGTGCCAGCAATGCACCGATGCTCAGTGCAAGAGCGCTGATAGATAGAGACAGAGCAACGATGACCGGTGTCAGAGGAGCAAGGATCGCTGCAGCAACACCAAGGGAGGTGAATGCACCCGCAACGGCAAGAAGCGCCATGCCAATTTCGGTTAGGCTCAGCGAGCCAAGTTCTTTTATCGCCGGTACAAGCAGGTTCACGGCTGCGGCCATCGTTGTCAGCGCCACGGCCGCTCCGAGAGTTCCTTTCGCGAGATTCAATGCAAGCACAAAAATGCCGATACTGGCACCTGCTGTTGTAAGTGCCTTCCCGATCTCAGTCCAGTTCATCTCGCCAAAGCCCTTGAAGGCCGATACCAACAGGTTCATACTGCCCGCCAGCATTAAAAACGCAGCACCGTTTCCGATGCCGAATTTTACGCCATTCATAAGCTTTGCTGCTAAAACAAGAACTGCTGCGATTCCGGATATACCGCCAAGTCCTTTCGCCATTTCTTCCAGTTTTAGACCGCTAAGTGCTTTGAGTGCCGTTGTGAGAATGCCGGCAGCACCTGCAAAAGCGATAAGTCCGGCTGCTCCCTTCAGGAATCTTGCCTCATCCTTGGAGAGTACAGCACCTACAATAGTAAGCCCGGCCATTACTCCGGCAAGCGCTGCAACACTTGCAAGAAGATTACTTTTGTCAATGGTAGAAATGACTTTCAGCGCGCCTGACAGCACAAGGACTGCAGACGAAACTGCTACCATTCCAGTGCTGACAGCCATTAGTTTCAAAGAGCTTATTTCTTTCGAAATAAGTGCAAGTGCTTTCATCACACCGAGCAGCCCTAGAAACACTCCAGTCATCGCTCCCATCGAAGCACTCAACCGTTCCGGTTTTATCATCGATACAACAGCAAGCGATGCTGCAATGATGCCGATAGATTTCGCGATCGTGATCAGTGTTTCCGATTTTTTCGCTTCTTTCCATGCATCGATCGCTTCACCGAGTGAATCGATAGTATCTTTAATGCCTCCGATGATACCTTTTGCACTTTCCCCGACAGACTTAATTCCATCGAGGAAGCTCTTCACAGAGGCCAGAATACCGACGCTCAACCCTCCGGTGATAAAGTCTTTCATCCTTTCCGGATCGAAGCTGTTGAAAGCATCTTTTGCTCCATTTGCAAAATTAGAAAATACTACGTCAGCCTCTTTTCCAAAAGAATAAAGCACCGGTGCAATGGTCTGGACAAAACCAGTGATCATCGAGCCAAGTGCTTCCAGCGGGTCAAGGCTTTCATCTACCGAGGATACAAATCCTCCGATGCTGGCAGTCATTCCAAGCAGGACATCGCCAAGAGGGACTGCCGCACTAAGAACATTTGCCGCTGTCTGTACGACGGTTTTCAGCATGTTCACGCCAACACGGATGACTGAAAATACACCCTCAAACGTCTTCTTGATGTTCGCCGCCGTCTCATCCGAGATGATGAGCTTTTTCGTCAGCAGGTCAAACCGTTCGGCAATGGTGTAGATGCGGTCGCCGTCCGCAGGCGGGAAGATCTCGTTAAAGGCCTCTTTGATGGGCGTAACCAGCTTCCCGATGGCGTCCATGATGTTCCAAAGCCCCTGCATCAGGTGCTCCCGGCCCGATACCCGTCCGATGGCCTCAGCATACCCCTCGAGATCCAGCGTTCCATTTTGAACAGCCTCGTTCAGCTCTACGAACTTGTCGTGGGCCTTCTGTATGGCGTCCTTGTCGTACCCCTGCGCGTCCAGCTCCTTGTCGCTCAGGGCCAGCAGTTTCTCGGTGCTGGTGCGGGCTTCGTCCAGCGCCTGCCGCAGCGTATCGGCGCTCACGCCATTTTCCTGCAGGGCCGCGCCAAAGCTCCCTGCCTCCTCGATCTGCTTTTCCGTCAGAGCGCCAGTAGCCAGTGCTACCTGCTCCAGTGCATAGGTGTAGGCGTCGCCCTGGTCACCCAACTCGTTCGAGAGCATCTGCTGCCAGCCGGTGTCGAGGCCCGCTTTCATCCGGTCGTTCAGGGCGTCGATGGACGGCACAAAGATGTCATACAGCCGGTTCGCCAACTCCGTCCAGGTGTCGGTTGCCTCTTCCTTGTTGCCAAAGAGAGTCTCGAAGACGGCCATCCATTTTGAACTGACGGCGTCTTTTGTGGAATCGATGGCCTGCGCGAAGCTGGTGGCCTGCTGGGCAGCGAGGGCGGCGCGTTCTGCCAGCTCTCCGTACTGCCCTTTCAGCTGTTCCAGCGCCTCCGAGCTGGTCATACCTTTGTTCTTCTGGGTCAGCTCATAGGCCGCCTCCATCATGGAAGCATACTTTGCGAAGGTCTTTTCCATGACCTCCGTGTTGGCCCATTTCTTCTGCAAGCTCGACTCAAAGCTGGCGATGGTCACTTCACCCTTCTTGATGACCCCCAACTCCTCCGCAGTGTCGATAAGCTCCTGTTTCAGGGCTTTCGTCGCCGTACCCATCAGGTTCAGGCTCTTCCAGTCCTGTAACTGCAAGTGTCCTGCGCTGTAGCTCTGGGTCAGGTTCCGGATGGTGCTCTGGAACGCAAAGCCAGTCTTACCCGCATCTGCCGTGGCGTTTGCAATGCCTATGATCATGGGGATCATCTTGTCGATCCTGCCGCCTGCCGCCGTCATTTGCGAAAGCGCGCTGGTCATCTCGTTAAAACTGTAGCTCGTCTCGTCCGAGTACCACATCAGCTTGTTCAGGTAGCCGTTCACCTGATCGATGCTCTTGCCGGTGGCGTTCATGATGGTCTGGACGTTCGAGGTCTTCTCTGCATACTTATTCCATCCGCTGGTGATCTGATCCAGCGACAAGCTCTTCGCCAATCGTTCGCCGGCATTCATGGCCTTGTTGGCAATGTTCACCAATACCGTAGCGGCCATAATATCCAGAGCCGAAAACTTCTGCTGCAAGGTGTCCAGCGAGCGGTTCATGGTGGCAAAGTCCACCTTCTCCGCAGCCGCATCCAGCTTCTCAAAGCCCTTTTCGGCCCCTTTGAACTGCAGTTTCTCCATCATCCTGTCGATGGAGTCCATGGACTTTTTTGTGTTTTTCTCAAAGTTCGTATTGTTGAACTGCAGTTCTACAACACGCTGGTCTACTTCACGGCTCATTCTGTTTTCACCTCGCCCCATGCCCGCTCTGCGATCCTCTCAAAAACAGGACGCATCGCCGGGTTTATGTAATCCACTCCCTCTACATATCCGCCGTTCCGGGTGCCGTGTCCGTACTGCAGGATCACCGCAATGGGCACTCCATCCACAATGTTGGAGTTGGACCATGTAATGGTGATGGTGTTCTCGTCCCGGTGTACGGCATAGCTCCAGCTTGCGGCGGTCTTTCCGGTGTCTTTTGGGGTGGCCATCTCCAAAGCCTCTACACCCTCCCGGCCATACTGAGCCAGAATATCATCCAGCTTCAGCGCCGAGCACCGCTTCAAAAATCCCTTTGTTTTCTTCCAGTCGCCTTTCTGTCGGCACACGATCACCTTTGGCATTTCTTACCCCCTCGTGTGCAGCTTCGCTTTCCGCTGCTCATTCAGCATCCTCTGCTGAGCCATTGCCTCGGCCTTGCTCATTTTCCGGGGCGGGTTGTTGGTTTCCTGGCCCACCCGCAGCAGCGTCAACAGTCGGTTCAAATGCCACTTTTCGCACTCCTTGGGTATCCCAAGCTGGAACATCTGGTAGTACAGCACCTCCGCAGTGGTCTCTGTGCCTCCTCGCCTGGGGCGGGGCTTCTGTTTTGCAGTCTTCCCGTCCCTGGGCTCGTTCGGCTTTGGCTCGCCCCGGAACCAGGTGGCGGTCATGGGGTCGTCCATATATATGTTAATGTCATTCATCTGTTCTCTCGTTAGCCGCCGGTATACCTCGGGGTCAACCCCCTTTGTCACGGTCATACAGCGGATATAGTCCATCTGCTGCTGAGCCGTCAGGTTTCCGACGTTCGACAAAAACGGAATATGCCATTTGCTTTCCCAGTTAGCCAGGGAGAGCAGACTGTGCTCTAACTTCAGCTCAACGGGCTTACCGTACCGGAACTCGGCCTTCTGTGGGTCCCAGCTCTGTGTTCCAGCTATTTTGATGGTCAGCATCGTCTGCTCCTCCTGGCATCAAATGTGTGGGTAGCGTGCTATGCAGTACGCAAAGCACGGTTCGGTATCATCAGGTTACGGGTTCAGCACAGCAAGGCCGGGCTGAGAAACAGGGGGCTTGGCGGCCTCATTGGTCAGGTCTTTGGGCAGAATGCCGTTCACAAAGTCCTCGGCAGCCTTGCCGTCGCCGCTCAGCAGCTCGATGTACAGGTCGCTGTAGGCCTGGGTAGCCATAAAGTCGTCCAGAACCTGCTGGTTCTTCACGAACTTCCGGCCGTCGGGGCTCAGCACACCATAGCTGGCGCAGATGATCTTCTTGAACAGGTGGGTCAGCTCAAGCTGGTTCTTTGCCTCCACGATCTTCTTCACCGTCTCCACAAAGCCGCCGTCGGTGCAAAGCTGCATCTCCATGATCTCGGCCTTAGTCAGGTTGAAATAGTAGTCCTCCGTACGCTCAGTACCACCAAAGTCCACGGTGGTCATCGTCTTCTTAAGCATTTTTCTTCTCCTTTGTCCTGTTATTAGCCAGCGGCAGCCTCGGTGTCGGTGATCAGCTTGATCAGCTCATCCGGGCTGGGCAGGGTGGCCTCGCTGGCAGCCTCAACACCGGAACCGCCGTCAGAACCCCAGAGCTTGTTCTGGATAGCCAGCACGGTCTTCTCCTTCAGCTTCGAGCAGTCGATCTCCATGTGGCAGGTGGGGCGATGGCCCTTGACATTCACAGGAGAAGCGCTGCACTCCCAGCTGAAGGTGATGGCGTCGGGGCTGTCGTTGATGGTGGCGTAGCTCTTCTCGCTGGGAGAAGCGGTGCTGTTCCATACCACGTGGATCTTCTGGCCAGCCTCATCGGTGATGTCGTTGCCCTTGGTGGTCACCCAGCTAAAGCCAAAGGCCTTGCGCTTCTGCTGGCCAATGGTCACGCCGGTAGCCACACTGGCAGAGCCATCACAGGCAGCCCACTCATCAGGGTAGGTGTAGGCCTCAATGGTGTAGCCGTAATCCTCGGCGCTGCGCAGGCTGGCGTACTTGATGTCGTCAGCATACAGCTTAGTCTCCTCCGCACCAGAGGGGCTCTCGGTCACAGCAGTCAGGCCATTCCAGGCAGCACCCTTCTCGTAGGTGCCTTCAGTGGTCATGGGGTACAGAACGCCGCACTTGGTGCCCATTTCGTAAAATTTCTCGCCAACAGCGTCCCAGATCAGTCTTCCCATAGTCTTTCCTCCTTCTTAAACATAGGTCGTAAACACAGTGTGATATAAGTTTTCCGAAACAAAACAGCGGTCGTAGGCGCATTTCGGCAATACGCTTACGGCCGCTTTCAGTTTCGAGTCGGGGTTGTTATCCATCACCGTCACCGTATAATGGGGACGCTGGATATAAACTCCGTCATTGGCGTGCTCGTTCCGGATACGGCTCTCGCTGTACACGATACAGGGGTATTTCAGCTTGTATCCGGCAGGCGGCTGAAAGTAGAGGTTCTCTTTCCCGGTCGCCTCTCGCAGTACCTTCCGCAGCAAAGCGTCAAGCTTCAGGCGTGTTTCCATTCCAGATCCCTCCTAAGGTCAGCACCAGTCTTGGGTACTGCACTTTCACGTTCGTGATCTTCCAGTGCTGCCCGCAAAACGTGGCATATCGCATGGCGTAAAGGTTGTTTTGTGCAAATGGGTCGGCTACAACGCTCAGTTGGTTTCCTACTGTAACGTCCTCATTGATCTTGTCGCTCCCCTGCATCAGCCGCCCAAACTCCAGCACGTCGCCGTAATAGCTCCGTTCTACGATCCGTTCTACGAATACGCTTGGCGCTGATTCTTCCGTATCCTGCGCAAACCCGATCTTCCCGCTCCATTTCATAGTAGATCCTCCCTAAGGAACCCGAGTTGGGGTGCCCAGCAGCCGCTTCACTGTCGCTCGCGTCTCGCTGATCCCGGCCAGCTCCTCACTTCGCTGTTTCCGCCACTGGCGGCGCTCAGTTCGTCACCATTTTGAATTTTATCCGGCAGGTCAGTTTGCTATTACTAACTCAATGACCTGCTTTTTACTCCGCTGCCACGGTGCAGGTCGTAGCGGTAGTACCGTCGTACACCACCACACCGGCAGCCAGCAGAGCGATAGGCAGGTAGGTCTTGGCGCCGTCCACGATCATCAGGCGGCCCAGCTTAAAGGCCTTCTCCACGTCATCCTTCTTCGCCTGGGTCTTGTGCGCCTCGTCCTCGTACAGCTTCTTGTCGGTGTGCAGGTAGGCAATGTAGTTTGCCACATGCAGGTCGTGGCCAGTCTCGTAGTAGGGTTTCAGCATTATAGTTCCTTTCCGCCTGCCCTTTGTCGCAGGGCTCGGCATTTCATGTAATACAAAACCTCTCTCGTTTTATAGGAAGCTTAAGCAGCCCACTCAACAGCAATGGCGCTGTACGGGGTGGTCAGTGCGCCGGAGCAGCGGGTCTCGATCAGGTACTTCATAGCGTTGAAGTCGATGTCAAAGTCGTCGAACATGGAGACAGCGCCGCCCTTGTCTGCGCCAACCGTGTAATCGGAGAGGTTGACGATGATGCCGAACAGGTCGCCGCCCTTGGCACCCTTCATGCCTTCCATCTGAGGCACAGTCACGATGTTGGAGACACGCAGCTTGCGGGCCAGCGCAGCCTCGTCGGCATACAGAGCGTGGCCGATGGTGTCCTCCAGCAGGAGCATCTCGGTCAGGGCGTCCTCGGTGGTGAACAGAGTCGGGCTGCCGGCACCCTTATACTCCTTGCGGGCGCGCAGGATGCTCTTGATAGCGGCCTTGTACTTGTCCTCCACGGCAGTCAGGCCGGTAGTGGACACCTGCACCTTGACGGTAAACAGGTCTGCGTCGTTGAACACCGGGCGGATGCAGTTCTCATCTACCTTGTCCTCGCTGGCAGCGGGGCGGCCGTCGCCAATCAGGATGGCACGGGCGATCTCCTCGTTCAGCTTCTGGCGCATCTCGCTCTTCAGCCATGCGATGACGTCGAAGCTGGTGATGTCGATGACGTCGTCGCGGTCCATCTTCTGCTTCTTGTAGATGGTGGTAGGGCTGGTGGAGCGGCGCAGCAGACCGAAGACCTGTTCCTTCTTGAAGTTACCCTTAATGTAGCCCTTGGCACGTGCGTCCTCCTCGGTCAGGTCAGCGAACATGCTCTTGAAGCGGCTGAAGGGGATGTGATGCACAGCGCTCATCACCTTGCCGACCCAGGTCTGGTCCTTGTTGATGATGCGGGGCGGGTTGTCCAGCACCTTGTCGTCGGGGAACAGCCACTCCACGTTATCGATGCCGTGGCTCAGATAGGCCAGCTCCTCACCGGTGATGTCCGAGTTCTCGAAAGCCGCCTTCATGGTTCCGCTGCTCTTGGCACCCTTGATGATAGCGTTGATGTCGCCGATGCTGTGCTTCAGCACGGTCTCGGTGGTATCATGGTCAAACACATTCTGCTTCACGGTCGTATCCTCCTTACCGTCATCGTCCTTTTCACTGGCCATAGCAGAACCAATGATTGCGTATACTACGTTTTTCTGCTTCTCCGTCAGGGTGTTGAACACATCCGCAACGGTCTCTTCTTTGCTCATGTTCTTTTCGTCCGCCATTTTGGCTTCCTCCTGTGTTGCTTTATCGTCGGTCACGGCATTTCCGCTGTCCGCACTGTGTGTAAGGTCTTCCAGCGGGTTGCCATCGGGATCCATGCCGTGGGTCAGGCTCAGGCCCTCGTCGTTGTAGATAAAGGCCTCGCCCTCATCGTAATCTTCATCGGCGCTGTGCTTCACCACCTCGTCAATGAGCGCACCAGGGTTGCAGCCTGCCAGTACGAGGCTCACTTCCCGGATAAAGCCGTGTTTCACGGTCTTCCCAACCTTCTGCAGGCCGTTGGCATAGATGGAAAAGGCGTTCAGGTCGCCGTTCTCCACGCAGGCCTTGGCCGTCCGGCCGGTATCCGTGTCGTTGAACTTGGCGTAGCAATATACGCCCTGGGGCCGGTTCTTCAGCAGACAGTGGCCGATGACGTTGTCCACGCTCGAGTGGTCGTGGTTGTACACCATCGGCACAGTCTTTCCGTCGCACTCCTTAAAGGCGTCCGGCGCGATGGTCAGTCCGTCGTAACAGCGGGTGTTGGCCTTCGTGGCCCAGCCGCTGCAATCATAATCGATCGCCATTTTGAAATTCAGCATCCCCTTTCTAATATCCAAGCTTTCTTGCATCTGCATCTTTCCCGTCCGCAACGATCTGCTGCTGTCCTACAGCTTCCTCGTTCGACCGACTGATGTTCGCATTCCGCAGCTCATCCGCCTTCGGGTCCTTCGAGGGCTTCATGCCGATGGCCTGCCGCATCTCGTTCGAGGTAATGATCTCGTTGCGGGTAAACTTGTCTGCGATCTCTGCCACAGCCGACACCGGCGTCAGCTTGAACGGGTCGCGGAAGAACAGCACGCTCTCACTCTTTTCATCTCGCTGCTCTTTTGTCAGGAACTTTCGTTTGAACTCATCCACAGCGGCCGCTACGATGGGCTCGATTGTCCGGTTCTCGTAGTTGGTCATCACCTTGTCGTCCGCAGTGCCGTTCATGATCTCCGGTGTGATACCCAACTGGCTGTATGCCATGTTGGTCAGGTATTCCACACTCTTCAGAACATTGTTTTCCAGACTGCGGTTCAGCTGGGTGATGTGCTCCGTTCCGTCCGTGTAAGCCACACCGTACTTCGAGCCTGCCAGCTGGTCTTCGATCTCCTGCCGCCGCTCTAAGGCCTGCTTCTTGCGGGCCTCGCTCTTCACAACGTAGGGCAGCTGGATGATAAGATCGAGCTTACCGGCTCCCACCTGCTCGTCAATGACGTCCATCAGGTGGAGCTTCCGGGTCAGCTGCTGGATGGTTCCGTTGGGCTCGTTCATCACGGCGTAGAAGGGGTTCTCGATCAGGGCTACCCGGTCCTTCGGCAGAGTCACCTCTTCCTTCTGTCCGGTCTTCTCGTTGTAGAGCTCTACCCGCACGTTGGCAGGGTACCACTCCTTCACCTTGCCCACCCGCATGGACTGGATGTCCATTTCGCCGGTCGCTTCATTCAGCTCCACGTCCACCGGCACCACGGCGATGACGCCCTCGTCCAGCATGGACAGAAACATATCGAACCGCATCCCCCGTCCGGTCTGGTCGATGTTGGCTGAAAGATTCAGACAAGAATTAAGGCCCGACGAAATGGTTTCGCTGTAGCGTCCGTTTTCGTCGAGCCTTACGTGATTGATGGTAATGGCCGCAGCATCCATGGCGATTCGGGTATAGATAGCCGAAATGATGGTGCGGTCGCTTGTCCGGGTCATCCGCACCCGGTCGGGGCGGTAACTGTATCCGCCGCCATAGTAGATCTTCCCGGGAGGGTCCCGGTTCGTAAAAGCGTTCCACGCCCTCTTCAGGCGGGAGCCAAAAGTTTGCGCCATTTTATTTTTCCTTCCAAAAAGCGTCAGCAGATAAATCGGTGCGTCAATGCTCACTTAAACATCTGATTACTTTATATCTTGTATATTCAAGTTGCGCACGACTTTGAAGTTCAGAAACCTTACGCCCCATGCGCCTTCATCGTAGTGTATAATGCGCCGCTCACAACGGCATTTTTGAAGTTGTCAGAACTAACAATATTCTTACCGAGTTTCATAACGGCAGAGCCATTGTTATAGAGATTTATTATCGTCCCAAATGCTGTTGCAGCAGCTGCCGCAATTTTAACGGCTTTCTGGATCTTACCAGGACTAGCCGTGAGGCGTTCGTACTGTTGTTCTTTTTGCAGTCGATTGATACGGGAGTTAAGTTCGCTATCACTCATCTCTCTGACACTCTTTTTGGTATGAACACGCGTGTAATCATCGTGGTCCTGAATATACCGCTTTTTCCCTTCGGCCGTTAAAGTTCCGTCCTTGCTCTGGTATCGCCGCACACCCCACTTCATGCCTTTGATACCCCAATGGTACAGTTCGTCATTATAAACGGTCATCTTTTCCCCTTTTCAGCAAAAAAAAAAACGCACCAGCCATTAAGCTGATGCGTACCATCGTGTTATGTCATTCAGATTTTTTGTTTCCCGAGATTTCTTTTCTAAATTCCGAATGCGGCTGATCAATATCTTCTTTATGCTCCTTAAGAAGTTCATCCAGCTTTCTCTTCTCTTCATCGGAAAGTTTCATAGCATTATCCTCTCACCTTTCTTTGCAAGTTCTGCCTGTACCTTTTCAAAGTGCTTTCCAGCTTCAGAAACGTCGATGATTTTAACGTCTCCTATTTCCTTCAAAGCTTCGTTCACCTTGAAAATAATAACAGGATCATGTGCATGATTATATATCGTTTGATTGTTGTCGTCAACCATAGCGTCATATTTTTCGCTCATAGTTTTGCAATATCTTCTGGTAATATCATATTCCAAGGCTCGTTCCATCAGATGATTAAACACCTCATATGCTGCTTTATAATCATCCTCCGTGTCTAACTTGCTTAGATCAATCGTTCTGGATTTTTCTGTGCCGATCTTATAGTATGCCATTTTCTTCTGCATGGAACGAAGTTCTATGGAAGAACGAAATTTATTGGCATTGTATGCAGCTATAAACTCATCCAACCGTTCCTTGCTTGTGGGCATTTTAAGGTTTTTGATCGTTTCATACTGATGCTCAAAAACCGCAAGCCCTTTCGTTTTCATCAAGTAAACAGCAAAAGGACCTTTGTACACACTGCTATCCCAACTATCGTCAGGGTTATACGTATATAGCCAGCGGTCCGAACGTGTTTCGTTCTGGAATGGGTTGGTATTCACATTGTTAAGACGTGTTCCTGTGCGCATAACGGTATCTTCTATCGGATAGGGCGGCCCCCTACGAACGCCCCATTTTTGGCCTTTGATTCCATAATGATAAAGGTCATCGCTGTATACCGGCATGTTTTACCTCCTCTGCAAAAAACGCACCAGCTATTAAGCCTCACTCAAATGCATCTCGATTCTCCTTCCACGCCACATAGGCGTCCATCATGGCGGCCACGGCGTCGATCTTCTGGTCCTGCCTCTGTTTGTAGAGCTTTCGGTTTCCGTTCGTGTCCACCAGTGCCACGCAGTTCCCCATGGCAAACTGCATCAGCTTTTCATCGAAGATGAGCTTCCGCTGCTCGCTCAGCTTCTTTAAGTCGCCCAGCGGCACGCTTTCCGTCCGCGCGCCCTGAATGACCTTGGTGATGCCGAAGCTGCCGTTCTCGGTCGCCCACCGCTCCACGAAATCCTTGGCGTTGTACGGGTCGTACCCGAAGGCCCGGATGTCGTATTCGTTCTGCTGGATAAAGGCGTCAAGGTCGTCGTATACCTGCATCATATCGAGGATGGTTCCGTCAAAGACGAACAGCGTCCCCTCCTGCATGAACTCCTCATACTGCTGCCGCCTGGAAATGGGCAGCTGGCTCAGGGTGTAGCTGGTAATATAGTCCCGCGTCTTTACCCCGAAATATCCGTTGGAAAGCGGAAACAGGAAGGTAAAGGCGCAGAAGTCGTCGCCCCTGCTCAGGTCAGCTCCCATGGCGCAGGGCATCTGCCAGAAATCACGGTGCCGGTGACACAGCGTCTCCTCATACGAGAAGAAATAGGTATACCCCTCCATGGGCAGGTTGAAGCGCTTTGCCAGAATATCATTCCGGGCGCTGGGTGATTTCTCTGCGCGCTCCACGTCCAGCTGGTAGGTCTCGTAGGTCACGGTCTTTCCGAGGTTCGGGTTCGCCTTCAACCACATTTCCGGCTTGCCGACTTCGTCGATGGAGTCCAGTTTGTAGTACCAGATGGAGACGTGTGGATTGATGTATTCTCCCTTCAGGATCTGCATCAATTCCATTTTGATGTCATCGCCGCAGCCGTTTCGTACCGTACCCTCCGAGCTTGCCGCCACGATGAGATAGTTCTCGTTCTTGGCTGCACCCTGCTCGATGGCACCGATGGGGTCTTCCCGGATGTCACAACTCAGCCATTCGTCCACTGTTGCAACCATGTCTCGGCGGCCTTGGAGCTTCTCAATGGTCATAGGCCGCACCTCCAACAGGCTGTTGGAGACAAAGTTCTCGATGCCCTTCTTTGTGCTGGCCAGCTTCACCCGATCCACCTTCGACCCGGTGGTATTCTGCAGGCTCCCTTCGGTCATAAACTTCAGCACAGGCCCCTTGGCCCTGGCCAGAGCAGTCCGCAGCGGAGCCAGCACTTCCTCTGCCTGGTTCATAGTGGGGGCAGTGGTCACCTGTCGGGTAGTGGTGGTATACGCCACCAGAAAGTACGCCTGAAGAAACTCCAGATACATGGTCTTCGCTGCCGCACGGGTGATGATCAGATACTGCTTTTGCACCAGACGCTTCTTGATCCTGCGGGTCTCGTAGTGGCCTCCGCCGTGCTCATGTGGCACATACACGCTTCGTTCCACAAAATAGTACCAGCCAAAGATCTCTTCGGCCCATAACTTAAAGCTGTCCAGCAGCTTCACGTCTCCGCCATCGGTCAGAGTCAACTCATCCTCACAAAAAGCAATAAAACCGTTTACGGCTTTATCATCGTAGTAAATCCCCGGGTTTGCGATCAGGTCGTCGATCCGGTTCATCTCCATGCTGATTTCCCTACATACGGGGATCTCGCCACGCATCACGGCCTCCCGGAACCGGCCGTAGTAGATGGGTGTGGCCGTGTTCGAGAGTGCCATAATTTTATTCTCCTAAGTCCATTATAATAAGGCAGGGCTGTCACAGTGTCTCGCTTCGTAATACGGTTTTTTCGGCTTGTCAAAGCACTCCTTCGAGTTCGGGCATTTCCATGACTTGAAGTTGGCGTAGGTCCGGCAGAGGCTGTAGGCGTCCGTCATGTTCCAGTTCGCCGTTTCAGTCGCCCATAGACGCATCGCTTCCTGTATATCATGCATATCGTTTCATCCCTGTCTCCCTCGTAGGGTGCGTTCGCACGTTTCGTTTCACCGCAGCAGGAGTCCTCGTCGATCTCTGTTATGACTCCGCTTTATCAAACTCGATGTTCAGCCGGAACTCCATTTCTGCAACGGTATTTTTCAGCGCCTCCATGGCGGTCGAACTCTGCGGCGGGTCGAACGCGAGCCTTACCTTTGCGCCCATGTAGGACGCAATGGCCTTCGCCCGCTCGTCTCCGGGCAGAAAATCGTCCCACACAGCACTTGCGTCCACGATGCCAAAGCCCTTCTCCGGCCCCACGCCCAGCTGCTGCAGCACCAGAAATACCGCGTTGATGTGCATGATGATATCCGCATCAAACTCCGTGTAGCTCTCCGCTATCCCCAGCAGCTTCTTCACGCTTGTCAGGATACTGTCCATACTGCACCTCCGTCAATGTGCGGTGTTTCCGTCAGCAATGCACTGGTTCTCCCACTTCTTATATACGTCAAGGTAGGTCTCCTTCTTGTCGCCATTGTGGGTGATCTCATAGTACATGCCGTCAGATACGGTGGTACTCACAAGCGCCTTCCAGTTCTGCAAGGTCTTCGAGAACCATACGATGAACACATCCTCCATCGTCAGCTTCTTGTCGCCGGTCGCATCCACATGGGCGTTAAAGTAGTCCACCACCAGCTGCTTTGCGCGGTTCATCATTGCTTCGTTGTCCATTTTGAATCCTCCTCTGTTTTTTCTTTCGTTGTCAGGTAAAGCGGCCCATCATCGTTTGGAGCCAATCGCTCGAGCCTCGTTGTTCATCGAATTGCAGATCATCGTGGATATATCAAATGGCCTCTCCAGACGAATCTCTTTCGGAATATCGATGAAGCTTTCTTTTTTCATGACCGGGGCAGACATCATCGCCCACGACTGTTCAGCCGCTTCCGATGCTGTGCTGCTCTCGCAGTCCGTGCTGATGCCGGCAGCCGCGATTGCTGCGTTCGCCCATAGCAGTGCCTCGTCCAGCTTCGTCAGTGAAAGGCTTCTTTCCCGGCTTGAGTTCAGTTTCAGGAGCATCGCCTCTGCTTCTTCCAGCTTCCGCCGCAGAAGGGCACTGTATTCCGCTTCCCGTTCATCAAACTTTTTTCTTGCGTACATCTTATCCCTCCATAACCTGTTCCCAGTCGTCGCAGCAGGTCACGTTGAGCATCATCCCCATGTCTTTGACCTTCCGGAAGTTGACCTCTTCGCCGTCTTCCTTGTGGATCAAAAGCTCCGTGCCGGAAATATGCCAGTAGGCGTCCTTCCAGCCCCGCCGTTTCACTTTGTACCCCTGCTTCATGGTAAGCCAAGCCGTCGTCCAGTTCATCCTATTTCCTCCAAGGGCAGGTATCCCCTGCTGTTCTCTCGCCATCCGGCATCTTCGGCCCGTCCCCGGTGCCGTAATGGATGGCCTTGTGTGTCGCCGCCGAAACGCAGATGACGTTCTCCGGGTCCAGCAGCTTTTCGCTGTGCCCGAGCACATCCTCCTTCGTAATGGGGTTCAGGTGGTGGATGCTGATACGCGGTCTCACCGGCCTGCCATCCCGCAGCACCCAGTCCGTGATCGGGTGGTCCTTGCATCCGAGGTCGCATCCCATATCCCGCGCAATGATCCTGTCTCGGAACTGCCTCCACTCTCTCGATTGGTAAAAGTCCTGGTTCAACCATCGGTCAAACCCGAAGGTATCTTTACCAACCTCTCCGTGTAGCTGCAGATATGCCAGCCGCTCTTCGTATGTGGCGTAGCTGCATAATTCGGTATAGCTCTTCATACAAACAGCTCCAGTATCTTGCAATGTGCAATGATTATAGACAGTGCCCACAAAATATGCAGCATGGTCGTACTTACAGCATTTTTGGGATGCTTTCCGAAACACACCGCCAGCATAAAGATCATAAGAGCCGCAATCCACAGCATAGCTAACGCCGTCTTATAGCCCATCATTTTATCAACTCACCTCAGCAGACCATTCTGCTGGAATACCGCATACAAAACCAGCATTCCGCACCATAGCAGTACAGGCATACCGAAGTACGCAAAGAGTTCCATTACATAACTCTGCGTGTGTTTCTCTGCCCACTCTGCAAAGAACACCGAGCCAAAAACAATTACGACAAGCCAGAACATAGCAAATGTCAACTCAGTTAAAGTCATACTCGTCGTCCTCTCCAACACCGTTGTATTTTGCCATAGCTTTCAGCACCTTGTCGTACATCTCCTTGGAGCCCTTGGCAGCCTCAAGCGTCTCGGTCTTTGCCCGCAGAAGCTTGTTCTCTTCCTCCAGCTTCTTCTTCTCAAGGTCTGACTTCATGGTGGCCAGCTTCAGAAAATGAGTGGTCTCTGCACTGGAGGCCGTTCCTTCCACCAGTCGTTTTTCTACCAGCTTCATTGCCAGATTTATCATGTAGCTTTCTTGTGCTTCCGGAGTCATCGCGGGCCTGACCGCGGCGTCCATGCTTCCGGAAGCATTCTTTTTTGGTCGCATATGTCACAGCCTCTCTTTTTTATGCCTGTTTAGCTTTTGTAAGGGTTCATGGGTCCGTAGCAGCTTACCGTATAAAGGGAGAAACTCATGTTCATTTGGAGGTTGAACAGAAACTCTTTGTTGCAGAAGGAACCGTCAATGGAGGAATTATTCAAGAGAACGAAAAAGCTTCAGAAAGTCGTAGTCTCGCACCGAAACTATTCGACATTTTTCGCCCATGAACCCTTACAAAAACCGCCGAGGCCTCAGTCTACTCCCTGAAACCTCGGCAATCGTTCTAAAGCCCGAATATCAATTTTCCCTCCGGGGAAATATCAAAGACCGACGCGATTTGAGAGGGGGTGTCATTTTTGAGACCCCTCCCCTATGCTTAAGCACTTTTGTCCAGTGTGTCTTCGTCTTTGACTTCGATCTTGAGCTTCTTGTAGATGTTTTGCGGATCAGCAGCTACAATTCTGTCGATGGCCTTCTCGATTTCATAGGCATTTTCATTATCCGTGAACTGAGAAGACGTCTCAGCCAGCCTCATGAGAAGACCAGATGAGTTATAGCCATGATCCGTGTCGTATCGATACCATTCTTCGAACTTCTCGTACGGTGAATACGGGTTATCAAAGGTGGTAAGAAAGCAACGAACCATATATCTGTTCCTTTCTTGTATAGATTATTTGTTTAATGCACTGTAAACCGTAGACTCGGGAACACCACAAGCTTTAGCAATGTCCGCATACGAGTATCCGCTGCGAAGCATTGCTTTTGCTTTAGACATCTTTGCCGAACTCATGACAGTTGTTGCTTTCGGCATTGCACGTTTCACTATTTCATCCGAATCAGACGAATTTAGAATCTTCATGAGTTTGCTGTCGGAAATTGCGCCTGCTTGAATCGCTTCCCATTCTTTGTCTGTGAAAACGACTTTAGACTTGCGACCACTTGCACCAACAGAATCTCTTGCGCGCTGCATTTCCACAGAAGAAATTTTCTTTATTTCTTTCTTATCGATAGCAGGATTGAGACCTTGTTCTTGAATTTTGGCTTTAATACTTGCATTAGCAATGAGCATTGCCTTGCGTTCTTTTGGCTTATTCATGAGCATGGTGTTATACTTATCGTTCAAAGACATAACTTCGGATGCATATTGCTTCGCTGCTGCCGGACTGTACTTCAAACCGGGCATATTCTCAGCCTCTTTACGAGCCTGTCTGGCCATGGCCTTAAGCTGGTTCGAGAAATCGGCGTAGAGGTTTTCCTGAATGGTGCCAGAGGACAGTGTTCTTGCGTCTTTGGTTTCAGAAATCAAGCTGACCGTGTCTTCGGCCATGCGTTCCTTGCCGGTTTTGGGATCGATAAAGGTACGTCCGCTCTCTTTATAAACTAGTTCACCAGTATCTTTGTCAACATGAACACTTCCACGACGTTCAGGAACTCGTATCGTTTGCTTACGACGAGACAGAAGTGTGGATGCCCCACCGTACTTAACATTTCCTTCCTCATCAACACGAATCTGCCACTTCTGCTTAAGTTCTGCGATACCATTTTCCCTTTCAGAGCGCTTGTAGTCGAGGCCATGCTTTTCTGCATCAATAACGACCATTGAATGCTTAACAGCACGAGCCAGTTCTTTCTCATCCGCGCCACGAAGAGTCATATCCGTAATCAAATTAGAAATGACGCCCATTTCACGTTGCTTCTCCTCTTTTTTCATGAGACGGACGTGATTAGGATTACCTGGTGGTACTGCGTATTCAGTTTTAGGATCGAAATCTTTCAAATCCTTCAGTGCAGGAGTAGACTTAATGCTGACTTTGTCCGTAATAGGAATCGCCATGACGGTATCGCCATCAAAGTCAGCGCCCGAAAGGCGTTCTGCCACCTTTGCGTTGATGCCGATTGCATCCTGAATTGCTCCAAGATTCCGCTTGCCGTGAACATTCTTATTGTTGACTGTGACAATAGGAATCTCAAAAGTGCCTGCATGCGGAAAGCGTATCAATGCAAGCTTCGTGCTATTTTCATATGTCGGGCAGTATGCTTCCGTCTCTTTGATCTGATTGATCGGAAGGATGACTTTCGTAGACTGTCCTGGAAAAGCAGATGCTTTGAGGGTCATCGATGTACCTTCGCATGTGTCAGCGAAGTCAGTGAGCAGTTTCTTCTTAATCGTCGGATTGTTGTACTGCATGATTTCATCATACTGTGCTTTATAGTCTGCGACAGTCAGTTTCAGCTGATTCTCAATCAACTTCTTGGGCTGCTTGGAAAGAAATTGAGAAGAGACATTTCGGGACATTGTATCCCAGTCGCCTTCTTCTTTCAGTTTATTGATAGGAGACAGGTGCTCCTTTCCATCAGCTCCGATATACATGCTCTGACCATTTGCTTTGATGGCTGCACCAAAAGGATTGTCTGGATCAGCTTTCGCTTCTTTCAGAACTTTCATCTTGGGGGTGCCGGAAGGTTTATTGGTGTTGAACCTAACATCAACGCCATCCGGAAGATCGTCGGAATAAACAGCCATGCCTTTCAGATAGTGGTCGCCATCGACAAGAATACGCACCTGTGCATAATGGCTTTTGCCAAGATCAAGATCCGGGACACCACGGCGAATCTCAATGACGCCATCCTTTGCCAGACCACCTTCATCGCCATACATAATTGCCACACGGCTTGAATCCAAACTTGATGGACGTTGAAGTTTCTGAAAAGTTTCGCCACCATCATCAGAATGGTAATCACCCAGCGAATCAATCTGGTCTTGGTGCTGGTAGGCATATTTCTGGTCAAACTCAGGCTTGGCCAAAACAGTAATGTTTGTCTGTTGACGAATGTTAGTCGGCTGGCGAATGCCAACACCATACCGTTTGAAACCATATTCTGCTTCAAGTGTGTATGCGGCATCGATAAGCTCGGTTTCAGATATTCCAAGCACTTGGTTCGCACCTTCAGAAATGTCAACCATGCCCTTTTTCTCTACTTCTTTTTTCAAAGTTTCGGCGATACTCTCTGCACGTTTTGCTTTTTTGTCGATATTACCAGAGTATTTAGACCGGACGCTTGACTCACTCATGTTGAGCTGTTTTGCGATGTCTGTCCACCCAAGGCCTTTATTATCTCTAAGGTCTTTAATTTGCTCATATTCCGACGTTTTGCGCAAATTTATAGCTTTGCTTTTAGCAACACGAAACTCCGAAAGACTCATCTGATATTCCTTCGGAAGTGTATCGTTGATAGAGTTCAGAATATCTTTTTCTGAAAGTCCTTTATTTTTCAAAAGTTCAATTCGTGAAAGAAAATCTCCCGAATGCTGATAAGGATTCTCCCCAGAACCCCATGGATACCGACCAGAATGTTTTTTGGTGCCGTAGTGTTCAAGCACCCCGTTCTGTGATTCAACTCCATAATAAGAGCGAATATCTTTTTCGATAGGATTCATGCTGCAGCTCCCAGCTTTACTTCGTTGATGATTTTATCGAATTCCTTGATCTTTGCAATGATTGGAAGAATGTCTTCTGCTTCGGGATTTTCCACCCAAATATCATCGCTCTGATAAATTCGATTTTCGAACCGAATAGTTACAGGATCGATACCGTATTCCAAACAGAACAAGGCATCGTAAATATAAAGCTGCTCCATATGAGCAGGAACGGTTCCAGTCTTCAGGTCATGAATGCGAAGGACGCCATCGTCGAACATGATAGCGTCCGCTGTCCCGAAACAATTCGGGCTGTAATAAAGCACAACTTCAGGTGTCATGCGGAAGCCGATGGCATCATTGACATAGGCATTCAGCGTTTTCTTGCTCTTGGGAAGCTTTTGCTTAAGCTCGATGCATTCTGCTGCAAATGCATGGAGTCTCGTGCCTCGCTCTTTTGCCTGATTACTCAGGTAGGCATCAACCAAGCGATCTCGGTCATAGTTGAGCCAGTGATACTTACTTGCTCCCAGAAATGCATGTTGCCCCGTGAGCCTCGAATGATCGTTCCATTGCATCAAGTATCTCCTCCTTGTTTTCCGGATAAATAAAAGCGGCAAAGCTCATTTCGTTCATCTTCTGGACATAGTAGTCCTGATTAGGGCGATGAGGAGCATTTGCCGACTTCTTTCCCTCAAGCGCAGCCCAAGTAGGACCATACAAAACTAAAAGGTCAGGATGTCCCTGAACTTCGTTCGGGTCCAAATGAACCACCGTACAACCGGGAAAGCGCTTTTTCAGTTCTTTCACCAATCCGGTCTTAAATTTGTTTTCGAGCATGTCAACCTCCAAAAATAAAAAGAATAGCATGTTTAAGACACGTTCTATTCTCCTCATAAAAGAGGCTGTTTTTTCCGCGGTAATTTTTGTGAAAAAGTGTTAATTTTTGTAAAAAGGGCAAAAGAAAAGCCTCTGCGTTTTTCGCGCAGAGGCAATCTTAAAAGACTATTAAATTAAAACCCGTCAAAATCGTATTCGTCGTGAGGTATATAGGGATTTTCTCTATAATATGTATCGAGCCATTCTTCTTCAGGTTCGAGTTCATCATCGGCATAACTTGCTTCTTCGGTCGGAGCACTACATAAATCCACGTCTTCTTCGTAGTGCTCTTCTTCACACTTTGGGCATCGCCAGATAGGAACTTTCCAAATATTTTCGTATCGATCCATTTGACAATGGCACCAAAAACACCAATGCTCGCCAGTTGGTTTGTCATATCCATCTGTATGTATAACATAATGTTCGAAACTTCCATCTGGATGTTTCAACCAAAGAACTGGCAGTCCCAACTCGAGGGTTGAATACACCCATGCTTCATCGCCATTCGGAAGAATTTCTCTCGCATCAAATGAGTAACCATACTGTTTCCAATTTTTAGCAAGTTCCTCGATGTATTCCATACGCTTTACCTCATACTCATAAGAAGTCAGCCACTAATGTGCTGCTTTTTATAATACACTATCCGACGTTATTTTACAAGGTTAATATCGACAGGGGGATACGGGGGCAATGCATGAAAAACAAGTTGTGGCCAAAAGCCCATTTTTTCTGTTCTATTATATATATTATTTTTTCATTTTTAATTAACTTAAAGAAAAAAGTGGGTTTTTGGCCAAAGCGCATATTTCTAACGCATCTACGTCAAAACATGTGGCCATTTTTCTAAAATTTTTGGCCACAAAATGGGTTTTTGGCCCGAAAATTGATGCTTTTTCAATTATTATCACAAAATTAACAAAAAGCGGCAAATAAAAATTGGCAGTAGACTCTGCCAGATAAAAAGAAAAGGCCCCGAATTTTATATCGAGACCTTTCTATGTTATTCAGCGCCAAATAATTTAGCGAGAATAAAAAAGATTATAGGAAGCGCTATGAGTAAGCTCAAATATACAGGCTCCATTTTTCTGCGTTCTGCTTCATTATCTTTTTCGTCTTTACGCTTTTGTTCATCCATTTCCATCTTCTTCATCGCTAAGTCTTTGAAAGCTTCAACCCGCTTGACTTTTGCTTCATCCACAAACCTGTGCGTCTCCTGATAGTCGTCAAGTCGCACTTTCGTCCCGCAATATTCGCAGAACATGAAGTCTCGATTGCCTTCTTTCACCGTAAGCTCAGCGCCACAACTAGGACATTTTACCGTTCGTGCCATAAGAGCACCTCCTTATACTAGTACAAGAATATCATGTAGGAGTCGAATCGTCAAGCAAAAGTACCACCTCCTCAGATAAAAATAAGAGACGCAGAAAAATCCACGCCTCTTATTTGTTAGTTCGGAACGCAGCTCGAAAGCATCGCCAAACGCATCATAAAGTAAATATAATGGTTCTTCATTGGCCCATAAGCCTCCTCGCCGAAGCATACAGGAATCGTTTAAGCGTCCATTTATCCAGTCTGAACGCAATACGGAGCTCTTCCATTTCAGGATTAGGATACACACCGCTCCGATACTCCATCGCATCCACAACTCTCACAAGGCGAGCCGTGACGCTTTTTACGTTCGTGTGATACTTCTCTGCAATCGCAGTGCAAATATCAACCATTTGAGCAGACCGATGCGAATTGAGCAAATCAATAGTCATTTCAACTGCATCGCCCATCATTTCAACTGCATCGCCCACCATCGGAATCCGCATCTTCACAAGAAAATCATACGTTCTTTTCTGCATCGTAATCACCTTCTTTAAAAACAGAGCAAAGATGCTAGCGCCAATATAACACCTATGCAGTATATGATTTCAGTAATATCTTTCTCGAGTTTTACCCCATAATGACTCCCGAAATAGAAGATTTGACAAGCGAACCCAATAGTGAATAAGACCTTATGCATCAGCTTTCACCATACTTTCTTTGCTGATTTTCACAAATTCGATGGCTACTTTTAACAGCAAAATCTGAATTTCTTTTGCACTTTTAAGCATCTCGCCAATATCTTTAATCACCCTGTGACTCTTGATATGTAAACTTACATACTCATTCGGATCGAAGGTTTCAGCATAACCAATGAACATCTCGACAAAGTCGTCTCCATTAAAGTTTACAATATATGACCCCCATGAACTATCATGATAGAGATTACATCCCGCTGTAGTTGTGTATAAGCCGAATCCGAATTGATCTAATACCTCAATATATCGTTCGTCAATTTTCTTCATGCTTACTTCACCATATCCTTTCCCTCTCAGGTTTTCATAACGGCATCCGCTGCGTGAACCAGATATGTAGTGCCATTAATCGTGATTTGCAGCTGATCTCCTTCATAATCGGTCCAGTTATCTACCTTGCCTTCGATGATGGTTCCATCGGGTAGCTTGATCTGTGCCCACGAATAGGTAAAGGTCGTATCGAACACCGTATAGTTGCCACAGCTACACAGAACCACACAGCCAACAAGCATCATCAGACATGCAACAAAACAAATAATACGATTTTTCATAGTTACTTCACCATACTCCCCTTCCGCGTCTGGTCATCCGCCGGCCAGAATGTGTAAATATCATCGAATACCACCGGAATCTTCTTCTGAATTTCCAGCAGCAGAGGGCACATGAGTTCCCGCATCTGTGGATGGGCCGCCACAGGAGTACGCAGCTTGAAGATGTTGCGCCACTCACGGTAGTTGGCAGTGACAACGATTTCGGTCTTCAGGCACAGGGGCAGCACGCAGCGGGCCTGTTCGGGACGCATACCGTTAGCGATGAGAGTTTTGTAGCTTTTTTCAGCATCATCACAAGCCCAGTACCACGCATGGTGGATTTGATAGTCCGTTTCGAGTTTTTTTAATTCCTCGCTCGAACTGTCTGTTTTGATTGCTTTTTCTTTAGGTTCGCAAGGAATATAATACGGCCGGATAAAGCTCAGCTCTCCGCCAAACTTCTCCCCTGCATAGTTGCAGTACCGGGTGCTCTCCTGCGCGAAGCTCGCAATGCGGTGCCGCACCAGCTCATTGGCCACGCCACGGTCGCACGTAAACAGCACACTCAGCTGGGAATGCTCCAGCATAGCCTCATGCCCCTGTTTAACGAGAAAACTCACCAGCTTCTTCGCCGACTCACCATTCGGCGTGATCTTGTCCTCGCTCTTGTAGCAGATCCTGGCCACTCGCTCGATCTGCTGGAGCTCTTTGATGCCGCCCTCAGAAATATCAGTGAGGATTTCGTACTTGGGTTCAACGATTTTCATGATCAATTCATCCTTTCCATAGCTTTTGCAAATTCAAAAGCAGAAATATTTTCTGCTTCGCACCAACATAGTGCATCATTGAAACTTACATCGCCATTTTTGAGACAAAATGCAACCTCTGTAATCGTTGGATTTTCTCGAACGACCACATCACGTTGCAATTCATAATCGCGTGACCATAATCTCGACATGTCATTCACCTCACCCCAAGAACCTGAAGATAATAAACCACAGGCATTTCAGGGTGAACGCTATGATTATCAGCCACGCGCAGGCCGTGATAGTAACCGCCAGAACGCCGCCAATAAACTTGCCGATTTTTTCATACATACTCATTGCTCCTCCTTCTGGTATCCGATGAAGTCGCCAACGCCGATGTCCCCATTCGGGCAGGTATGTGCTCTATACAGCCTCGGTGCTAAAGGCATCTCTTTGTGATCCCACTCGAGTTCGCCATTGACCCTGTTCAGGAAATTATTCAGCTCAATATACATGACAGTCTCGGTATGTACCGTCACCGGGCAGAACTCATTCCCACATTTGCGGCAACGATAAATCTGATGATAGTACGTCACAGTATAACACCTCCAGTCAATCTCTCGACCCTGCTCTCCGCAGAGCACAGCTCGAAAATAGCCGCCGACATATACTCCTGCTCACAGAAGTTGAAGTGATTCTCAGCGATTTCCAGCTCCTGCAGAGGGTTATAGAATTTATACTTGCGGGTATCCTTGAGAATATCCATCATCCAACCGCAGGGCGAGCTGAGCGTCAGGAAATTGATAACGAACACGATAATTTTCTGAAGCATATTTCTTATTCCCTTCTTGTAAAAATAAAGAGCCGCAGATTTCTTCACGGCTTCGTTTCCACATCAGGCAGAATATCAGTATGGAAGTAGAGCTTGTAGTGGTATGGGTCGGTCATCGTACCGGTAATGTCCTCCACGACATACATCGTATAGGAATTCAGGTAAATATAATTTTTCTTATATGTATTAGGCCCAGTCTTGATGGTACACACCAGCTCGTTGGACGAGTTATTCGTAATGGACATCAGGCCTTCCGCTTCGAGAATGACTTTATCCGTTCGAGCGTTGTAAACAGTGATATGCCGCTCCGTCTCAAAGTAGTTGGCCTGCTTCGAGATGTTCTTGTTGACCTTTTCAGCCTCTGAGCACCCACACAGACAGCCTACCAGCATCAATAGGCACATTACACAGCAAATAATACGATTTTTCATATCTCAATCTCTCCTTCATGTTTCAAAAGCTACCCTGCGGCAGCATACAAAAAGCTCCGAAGCGATACTGACGAGTAACAGTCATAGCCCATTACTTCTGCATCTCGGTCATGCAATTCCAAACCCGGAGTTTCCAGGTTTTCTTAGACATGTTTTTCATTTCTGCATTTCCTTTTGTCAGTCTCCATTGCCTTTACGATTTTATGCTGGATATAAAGTACACAGCCAGCCTGACTGTCACTCCCAAATGAAGCCAGCAATCCAGCAATAGCATTCAGACAGTTCAAGTCTTCTTCGGTAAATATCATTTGACCTTTACCCTCGCCTCTTCAAACTTCACCGGCTTCTTACTCCCCTCCCTCGCACACTCCGTCATGCACTCATTGCAGGGCTCATCCGTCTCCAGTACCTTGAAGTTTTTGCACTTCGGGCAGTAGGTCGCATAGTCCACTTCGCGCATCCAGTTATTCATATTTTGATACCCTCCATGTCAAATGTAGTGATGTGCTTGCAGATAGGACACTTCAGATCAACAGTTCCAGCCGAGACTCGTACATACGCCACGTCCACATCCGGGTAAAGGTGCTGTGTAGAATCTGCCAATGCACGATTACACGTTGCACACCGAAACTGCTTTTTCTTAGGTTCCAATTTTTCGCCTTTTTTACTGCACAACCTATCGTCCAACTCCGGATGCGTTACCCGCTGGTTCAGAGCCCACAGCAAGTTCCAGCAGGCAGCGCGCAAGTGGTCCTCATCGTCCATTCCGACCATGTACTTTGCCAGATGCCGAGAAGCACTGTCCAGCAACGAATGCAGTGGGATACCCTTATCCACGTTGTGCTCGCCATACTTCAGTGCTCCCTCCTCGCAGTGCTTGCTGACCTCCATGATGCCATACCAAGGCAGAAGGTCCATTCGCCCCTTCCCTGCATGCATGTCGCGTTTGGCACCGGTTTCAAATTCGGTGCGGTCTCCAGAATCTTTGATCACGAATATCAATCCTTTCTATTAGCAGTGCTTATGAATCCGCCCCTGCATAACTTTGTTAGCCATATCGGTCTTAGGAATCTTGCATTTCGGATAGCTCGGACGGAATCCATTGGCAGCTTTCCGGTCATTTGCAATTCTCATATAAACCTCGTCCTCCAGTTCATTTGTGATTTTCTCTACTTTATCTGCCGCAGATTCAAGAGAATGAATCAGGTCAGCAAATGCATCTTCAAAGTTAACCTGCTCCATAAAATTTCCTTTCGTTAAACGCTTTCTTTGAGTTCAGCGCCCTTGAAATAGCAAGGTCGATCCCTGCTCGGGATTTTAAGTGATAATACCAAAGATCCTTATACGGCGTATTCAGCCGGTCGATTCGCCCCGCAGCCTGCTCCATAATTTTGTAGGAGTAGTTCTGACTGTAAAATATAATGGTGTCGGTCTTGATGCAGTTCCAGCCCTCAGCTCCAGCGTTGTACTGCACAAGGTAAACCCACTTATCACTGTCGGGAATAGGCTGGTGCTTATGTCCATTCCATTGCGCAACTTCGACACCCTCTCCGTACTTCAGCCCGAGCAAAATATCAAGCTCATAATCAAAGTTATAGAAGATGATGACTCGCGGCCTTGTCATGCAAATCTCACGGACTTCCTGCTGACGACTCCGATCCAAATTAACAAGTTTCCGCAACGAATAACAGAACTCGCTGGCGGTTTCGATGGGCTTATCTTCCCATGTGTTCCATCGGGTCTTACAGATTTGCAGATATTTTGTTTTATCGTAGTCCACAAAGATATTCTCATGGTGCGACACGGTTTCTCTCTCGAAATCCATGTCCACCAGAATCCGCTCACGAAGACGTATAAGCCGCTGCGTGTTCAGATACCGCTCAATTTTAGGATATTTCGTGCAGTATTGGCTATATACCACATGCTGGTTGTTGAATTCCGTCCGATTCCTAAAGAATCCGTTGGCCACGAATACCGGAATATAATCCGTCCAGCAGTCGCCGGGGGTGGCACTAAGCAAGATCCATTCATTTTCCTTTGTGATCTTCAGAAACGCTTTGACCCAGCTTCCACGTCCAACAACACGCTGTTCATCAAATATGAAGAACGCATTCTTCACGCCAACGTACTTCCCAATATTATTCCACGAGTCTATGACGACTGTATGCTTGTAAATATCAAGCTCTGGATCGGTACTCATGTAGAAATGAGCTAATTCTTCGTCCCATTCGCCGGTATCTCGTTTTCGAGCCGTGGTAATGATATAAAGATCCGGTGGTTCTGTCATCCTTGCATATTCTTTTGTGTTTATTTGTCCGCCATAGAGTCTGTAGTAAAACGCCAAACTTGTCCTTGATTTTCCGCTCCCAACGCCACCACACAAGATGCATCCGATTTTCATTCGGTCTACTGCATCCAACTGGTAGTCATAGAGCGTAACTCCTGCCATCAGCCTGATCACCTCATTTCCAGCATCACGTGTATGTCTTTTTCCCGGCAATGATTCTCATACGCCAGAAGCGAAATCGTTGCTTCCTCTTCGTCCTCTCCTTCACCTCGTACAGTGTAAGCAAAGAGCTCCTTCCGATTTTTTCGGAAAACCTTCCAGAGTTCTTTCTTTTTAGTGGAGTCCGTGCTTTTTGCAATAAGCGACATACTGAAGTCCCTCCTTCGTTGCCTCATGCATGATTTCCTGAAGACTAGGTCCTTCATACCTCTTTTTTGCTTTCGGCTTGAACGCATCCATCTCTGCTTTGTCAGCAGCGCGCTTGACCCGTTCCTGCGCGATTTTTTCATCCAGAAGCTCTCTTCTGCGCTTTTTCCTGCATTCCGGGCAAAATACAGTCGCTACCGGGACATTTCTCAACTCTTTGCCGCACGCTATGCAGACTTTGTCGGTTACCGTGACACCCATCTTGTATCATCCTTTCATGTATTTATATAGGCGTTTGCCGCTGGTGGGACAGGCAGGATTTGAACCCGCGATGAACCAGTTATGAGCTGGCTGCTTTGAACCTGACTAAGCTACTATCCCAAAAGAAAAGAGCCACAGATCTCTCCACGGCTCTTTATACAGGCTGATTATTTCACGCCGTCCTCCGGTTTGCAAGGATGAACGTCCAGACACATCTTTCCATGAGTGTCCGTCCGAACGGAAAATTCTTCCGGGTCATGGAACAGCTTCTCATACTTCTCCTGAAGCTCCGGACTCAGTGATCCGAAATCATCTTCCGTAAGCCCAACGATCAGGAATGTCCCTACAACGATGTCGTAAGGCACGCCAAGCTCAGTTGCGAGAACCCGGTTATAATGCTCAACGGCATCATCATCCAGTTTGCCTTCTTCATTGCAGATCAGTGCCACAGGATCATCCCACGGATATACCGCCTGAATCGGTCCTCCAACTTCTTTCTGCAAGGAGTCCAGACCGAGCGGAATCCGGACGATTTCAGGATAGCAATGTGCTTTGATACGGAGTACTTTGATTCGTTTCATGATGTCAACCTCCAAATCATTCATAAATATCAATCGAGCTGTCCCCTGCTGAGAACGCCATTTGCGACGTGGGCACTCATAGGACTGGTGCATTCAACCAGAGACTGACCCCGGCACTCGAAAATATCAATGCTTAGCAGATTTCGATGGTATCTTGGACAATTTTCCTGCGCTCGATGACATCCGGCGCAGCGTTGCCGAGATTGACCAGATAGAACGGGATTCCGTAGTTCTTAGCCGCAATGTTCTCGATGATGCAGCCGCGGAACTCACGAGCTTCGTCGAAGATACCGATGAAATAGTCCGCCTCGGAAAGTTTCTTGATGGACTCGCCAAGATACCACAGCGCTTCGTTCACATCTTCCGGAGGGTCGCCCTCGAAGTAGGTCGGGATGACTTCCAACTCTCTGTCAAAGATCACCTCTGCGATTTTGTGGAGCCGGTCGAAGGTCTTGCGGATGTCTTCCTCGCTGCGCTTCCGCATAGGGCAGCTGATAAAAAGCTTTTTCATAGCATGTCCTCCTTAGAAAGGCATATCGACACCGGGTGCAGATGCGGCATCATTCGAAGGTTCGGCATAGCGGGCGTAACGCTCTGCATACGGATCAGGATCGGCATCCTGCTCGACATACATGACATCGGCGTACAGGCTGTACTCACCGGGAGAGTTCCGCTTTTCAACGAGGTTTGCCTGCACGCAGACATTCTTGACGCGGATATAGTCGAGCTGCCCGATAGTGTCGATGTCGCAGAGCAGCCGCTTGCCCGTGGTGGTGATCCAGTACACATGCGGCGGCCACTGAGACTTCATGTTGATGGTGATGGGCACATACGAAGTCGGCACATACGGCTCATCATAGGTGTATTCGGGGTTCGGCTTGGTCTGCTTGACCTTAACGCCAAGTGCAATCAGATGATCTACCAATTCCTGAGACGGAATAACCACATTGACGCGCCGGGCGTCAGAGCCAAAGCGGTCGCGGCTCGGGTCTCCCGAGAAGTTGGTCGTAAAAATAAAACGGGTATCGTCGATGTTGACTTTCTGACGCTTGGTAAACATTGTAGTAGATCTCCTTTTACTTTTTCAGTTCACTGATGACTGCTGCACGAAGCATCTCCATGGTATAGAGGTTCTTATCGGCCTCAACAATTACTTTGTGCATCTGACCGATTAACCGATCAATCGTTTCCATATCGGGTTTCGTAGCATCTTCAACAGGCTGCATATAGCCGCTCTTCTTAACCCACTTCTGGATTTCCTTATAGAAATCCGGACTGTCGTTTGCACAGCGCTTTGCAACTGCCATAGCCAGACCCTTTTCCGGGTCAAAATTGTCCTTGACATTGCACTTCACAACGGTTTTGCTGCCATCGCTCCAGTACACCACCGTTGCCGGAGGGTTAAAGATAACTTTCTTGATGCTTGCTGCAGTCATAGTAGCTGCCTCCTTTTTGAATACTTCTTCACAGATGCGGTCAGCCAAGTGCGCATAACGAAGCGAATCCAAGACGTGCTCTTTTGAACTCCGAACATGCCAGTCCCCCTGCCTGTCACGCAGGAGTTCGCCCGGATCAAACTGAAACGTATTCCCGTTATCCAGTTCGAGAGTCATTCTAAATTCGCCCGATATGGTGTAAAAATTATTGACCTGACCCAAATAACGCCCATTAGAGTTAAAAAGTCTGCCTCTGCTCATAAATCTCATCTCCTCTCAAAATTCTGTGCAGCTTCATCCTGCACGTCGTCCCACGGAATATCAGGCTTTTGCCAAGGCGGCTCACCAGAATCATCTGCAACAAACCACTCAAAATCACCATATTTGGCGATTTCTTTGACGGCATCATCAACTTCCCTATTGAAGTATTCCTTGTCAATGGACTCCTCCATATGAAGCTGATAGACCATCTCACTTTCGAGCCACCGGTAATCTTTTGCACCCGTCACAGATGCATATTTCCGATTGCCTTCATCGTCAGCGCCCGATTCACGCAGAAGCAGCGCGCCGCCAGCTCCTTTGACGATAGGACAGAACTGGCCGACGCGGCCCACAAAAATATATTTGTGCTCACCGTCCGGCAGCCCTTCATTTTTATCGAGATAGATTGCTCCTTTGGATACACTTTTTGTTTCACAAAGGTCCTCGAACTGAATCGGGTCTTTGGAAAACAACGTCTTAAAGACATACGGAATCTGGAACTGAGTTCCGGTGGCCGTCCACTCTCCGCCTTCCTTCTCGTTATCTCCAGGCACGTATCCATACCGAGCCTTGCAGTCCGTCGCATCCATGTACTTTGCGATGTAGACTGCATTGTTCACGAGGCACATCTTCTCGTAGGTGGCCTCATGCTCAAAGGTGTATCCATACTTCTCCGCAAACTTCATACAGAAGTCAATAATTTCCGGCGTTGCACCGGGAATCTTGATGGAATCGGTCTTTATGTGGGCGACCGTGAACCCACGCTGCTGTACCTCATCCTGCAAAGTACGCATAAATAAAGCCCCTCGAAGCGCCACAATGTTGTTGGCGTTCTTGGGGTTCCGGAAGGGGTTGTCGAAGGTCGCACTGGTCAATCCGTAAACCGAGTTAATGGCGATCTTCAGCGCCTGCGCCAAAGCTTTTGCCTGTGCAGGGTCGTCGAGATACTTGGCCAGCTTTCCGCCAAAGAGTTCCTTGGCCTTATCGTACTCGCCATGCTTAACATGGATTCGAACCTCCATCAGATCATTGAAATGCTTGGTGTATTCGCCGAAATAGTTCATTGCAACGGCAGAATGCGGGTGCAGCGACGCCACGTCCAGAAGCGCCACATTGTAGTACATGTTCGGCTCGGCATAGACATAGCCGCCCATGCCCAAATCCGTGCCACGGAACATATTGTGCATCCGACCATCCTCGCCCTTAACCCACTCGTAACCCGGGAAGGCATTGATGATGTTTTTGGACACCAAAATATCAGGCTCGACCTCGGTCAGCGAATCCTGTTCACCGGTAGCAAGGTCAGTATAGACAAGCTTCGGGTGCTTCTCTTTGCCAAAGATGATACGGGTGGTAAGCGTATTAGTCGTGTCATTGACCGTCATCCCGGCAAGGTCTGCCAGAATCTCACGAGCAACAAAGTCTGCCTGCCGCTTCTTGGAATAGAACACGGTCTCTGTAGCAACGACATCATTGTCGCAATACTCAGCGACCTTATCCCAGAGATTCTCCGGCACCGGCTGGTCCCACGGTAAGCCAAGCTCCTGATGATGGATACCCAGCTCGATTTCGAACTTCTTTAGACTCTGCTTTTTGGACGAGAAGTCGTAAATATCAGTGTAGGACAGATTATATGCCTCGCCGAAGAAACCTGTATGTTCATTGATGATGCGGTTCGAAAGCGCATAAAGCTGCGCATTCGACATGCCGATCATCCGTCCCCAGAGAATGTGGTTGTCATATTTCCGGTTGTTGAAACCAATAAGCCGATATTTCGTAAGGGCTTCGATTTCTTCCGGGCTGGGATTGATCATCCTGTGAATGAGATCGTTTTTGGCGAACTTCCAGTTCACGAGGAAGAGGTTCGGGAACACCTCACAGTCGAAGAAGACGATCGGGGTCTCATTCTTGCCAGCCTGAGAGTCTTTCACCTCTTCCTTCGATTTGAAATGCATCTTCGATACCGCTTTCAAACATGCTTCAGCCTGATTCGTGCTGTTTGCAGCGAAAGCCAGAATCGAATTGCGCATGTCATCGACATCGTACGGGACATTTCCCTCATACGCCTCATCCATAATGTGGGCGATGAAGTCCACACTCGGTTTTGTGTAGGGGGTGATCTCTTTGGCAAGTGCTTTCTTAATCAGAATGCGAAGATGCTTCTCATTCTGGATCTGCTTCGTGTCAACCATTTTTTCTCCCTTCAATGGCAAGCCACTACTGATAGAAGCTACGGAAATATCATTGCACTTCGATAACTTTCTTCTGAGAGAAGAATTTCCAGTAAACACCTTTATCTCGATGTTTTCATCGTAGATTCTGCTAAGCTTCGTTGCGTCCCCGCTGTAAATATAATGCAGGTGGATGCCTGCACCCGATTTACTGAGCTCTGCATATGTTTTTGGCCACTTTGATGCAGCCTCCAGATTCAACTCAAAGCTTTTCTTGCCATCTGGGCCTTTAATATCAAAGTCGATGACGATGTGATTCTCTGGAACTTTCACATAATGAAGTCTCGAAGTGTCCAGCTCTGACAACTTGGTTCTGACATTCTCCCATTTTTGCATAGGAGTGCCTTCTTCAGTCGCGTACTGTGCCAGACAGTCCCTGCAAATATCATTGAATAGAGAATGCTGCTCTTTGAACTCGATCCACGAAATATGAGCTTCTTCCGGCGGCCGTTCCTCCTTCGGCTGCTCAAGAAACTCCTTGAACTTGTCAGCTCGGAATCCGCTGTAGTAACTACGGACTCTTTCCCCGTTCATATCTTCCGAACGCTCTTTGTAATCCGTAAAGTAGTTCATCAGCTCCTCACGGAAAGCGCGCCGGGAGTACGGATACGATACCTTTGCCTCCTCATTGTAGGTGTTGTACATTGCCCAGGCCCGCTTGAGCGATACTCCATCCGACCTCTTGAATTCATAGTAGGAATCCAGCATGAAGTTGTAGAAATCGTTCGATGCTCCGAGCATCCGGGTCGGAACATACTCGTCGTAGAGGTGCTTGTTTTTCTCGTAAATCTCCTTGCAGTGCCAGGCGATTCCACCAAGCTCGAAGTCAACTTTACTAACAAGGTCCCGATACTTTTTGGCCGGAATCTTTTCGCCGCTCGGCTCGACATCAATAAGTCTACGGATCAGGCCTGACTTGGCATCCGTGATCCGGACCGGCTTGTTCGTGCCAAGGAACATAAAGCACTTGAACTGACTCGCATACTGGCTCCTGAACTTCTCGTTCACCAGCATCGTCTCGTGAGAGACCAGCGAGTTCAGTCTTGTGTTGTCTTCGATCCTCGACAGATCGCCGTCGTGCTGGATTGCAACGAGCGGGTTCGTCTTGAATGCCTCCAAAGCAAAAGCGTTCGAAGATGAACCGAGCACTTTAGAGTCGAAAACCGACCAATATCCTTCGAAAAGTTTCTGCACGATGTTCAGAATAGTGGATTTACCGCTTCCGGGCGGTCCATAGAGCACGAGGAACTTTTGAATTTTCTTCGAATCGCCATCGACGATTGCGCCAATGGCCCATTCTATCTTTTCACGTTCTCCGGGAGAATATAAAGTGCTCATGAGTTCGTCATAGGCACTGATACTTCCTGCTTCCAGCGGATACGGCAACCGTTTGGATGCATAGCTCTCTTTTTTGACAGAGGTGTTTGCAAATATCAATGTCTCGTCGAGCGTATGATAATTGTCCCGCATCTGCCTCTGGCAATATTTGTGCCAGTTGTCGATCATTCCGGACTCGGCATCCCACATATGAAGCACTCTGGAGCCGCCGTCAAACAGCTCTTTGTGCTCATTTGCATAAATATCAAGCTCCCGGTCGATGAGCTGCAGCGCATCCTGCTCGTCCGTGCTCCACAATCCACGTTCTTCCAACCAGATCGCATAGAAATCCGAGCCTCGGATCATAAGGTCTTTCGACCGTTTGATGATGAATTTCGGATATATCTCGATCACACCGCGCTTTCCGGTCCGCGTTGCGATCATAAGGAAATCTATCATAATGACTTGATTTCCTCCTTTCTGCGATGTTTATACGTCTTTTTTCGTGATCGTGGCGCAGCCGTCATAGCAAATATCTTTTTCGGACACAGTCGAAGAGTCCTTCTCTTCCTCGCCGTGCTGGTCATAGTTGTGGTGCATCATAGCAAGCTCCGCTTCCGTATCGCGCGCATGAGCCTCCGCGTCCCGGAGCTTCTTATCGACCTCGCCAAGCATCTTGCAGGACGTCAGGCCGAACCACAAAAGCCCCGCGATGAGAAGGTTCTTTCGCAGCAGCTTGCCCTTCTGCTTCCGGATGGTCGTCTCCGCCATCTCAAGAGCCGACTTGGTGGTTGCCAGTTCGTACATGACATTCATCATTTCCATTGTCTATTTTCCTCCAGTAATTCAGGTCGGTAAATATCAGCCGACCAATGTGTTCCGTGTTTCGGCACGATGTGATCCGCATCAAAACTCTTTCATCATCGACGAATTCCTCAATAACTCCTTCCATCGTGATGCAGATTTTCGACACGTAAATATCAGGCTTCATTTTCCGCCAGCCAGCCCATGAGCTGGTACCAAATATCAATGGTACGCATGTCTTCGGTAGGCCTGGAAAGCGTGAAGAGCCCGCCGGCGCCATTCGGCTTATAGTCTCTTCTGCTGAATCGCTCAATGACGGATTCTGCCCGCTCTTCGTCGAAGCGCTGGTCATCCATAGCAGCCAGACCGAGGCTGACGACCATGTTCCAGAACCACTGCCCTGTTCTCTTTCCGGCCGAAGAGTCCTCCAGGATATGCTCCTCGATCCGGATGGAAAGCCCAACCATCATCTCGAGCATACTGCACGGGATGCCCGTAAACGCCGAATCGATCCTTGCGTAAGAAATATCATTCTCCGTAGCGAAACGATACCGGAGATTCGTGCCGTCTGCTGCTCTGGAAATATCCATCTCACAGGCCGGAACATAGTTTCTGTTATAAAGAAACATCAGGAGCCGGTGAAATGAGAGGTTCCGGGGCTCCCATTCACCGCACACACTTTTGTAGAGCCAGTCATAATACTGCTCTGCCAGACTCGAAAATATCATTCGTCCTCCTCATTCTGATATACGTCGCAGAAGTTCTGCCGGACCTGAAGGATCTCATAGTCCTTCATATACTTGTGGTTCCGGACATGGACCGTGCTCGGCATATACACTCCGAAGTTCTTCAGCGCCTCCGTGCCGATCATATCCGCGACAGAGCCCTCGTCAAGGGGAGTGTCCTCGCCGTCGATGACAAGCTTTCCGTCGCTGTAGTACGAGAGAAAACAGGTCTCGTACTCATCATCCCCGCCGAAATCGTCCGGCTGGATGATCTCGATCGGCTCGTGGTCTGCGTTCACCTCCGGGTCAGACTCCGTCCGATACTTCCCGGCCAGCTGCTCGAAACTCTTCTGGGTGGCTTTCTCTTCGATTTCCTTTTCCATATCGGCTTCCCTCTCCTGGAGATGGCGGCGATCAGTCTCATACCGCTCGTCATAGTAATCCCGATACTTCTTCTGGAACAGGGTATGCATGATGAACACGCCTGCGCTGACGCCCGCTCCGAAGAACAAAATATCACGAATCGTTCTGTTCATTATCTTCTCCTTTTATGCTCATAAAGGTAAACGCCAGTCCGCCAAAGAAAAGGGAGACACTCATAAGAACGCCTCCCACGACATGCCGCTTACGTTTCGTGTCGGTCAGATAGTCCAGAAACAGAAATACGTTTTCCAAACTGTCCATAGCAACGTCCCTTTCACTCCGCGAGAACAGCCAGACCGGAAGCAAAGCATACCCCGGCCATGACTGCAAACACATAAGAGAGCTTCTTCGCGATTCTGGTCATAGCTATCCCTCCGAAATATCAGTCTCAGATCTTGTCGATGATGACGCCGTCGCAGTTGAACTCGATCATGACAGAACGCTCCCAGCCATCGATGAAGTTATTGAGCTGTTCCTTTCCGGGAACATAGTTTGTGACATGGAAGTCAACGGAGTTCTGCTTCGTCGGGTCATTCGGGTCGTAAAGCCAACCCACGAGCTGGCCTTCGGGTCTCCGCATCGTTACACCGCCATAGGTTCCGATCATGGAAAGCACTTCGTTCAGGAAAAGATGTCCCTGCGTCTTGAGCCGTTTGTTGGCAGCGCTCTCGACCATGAGCAGGTAGTTGCGGTTCAGGTCCGCGTCAGGCTGCCATGTATCGACGCTCTCGTCGAACAGGAGGCTGTAAGGGCTCGTATGCTTGGAGGCAATATCTTTGTACTCCTTGATTACCTCTTCGGTACCGTCATCTTTTTTCGCAGTGGACTCGACTTCGACTGCCTTGATATTGTGCTCAAGCTCGTGCTGGATACGGTCGCCAAAGCGCTCCGTGACGCGGGACTTGTACTCATTGAAAGTCTTATCCAGAGCGATATAGGCAGCCGTGAGCGTGGCATTCCGCTTGCTCATAATGTGATGGCTGCCGAACATGCAGCCAAGGGCGACCACGCCGAGACTCACAGCGGGAGCATACGCCTTGGCGAGCTTCACTCCGGTCTGGATATAGATGGCCGTAATATCTTTCTTGACATCCTCTTCAGTATATGCCTCATTCTTGTTCAGGATGATCTGACCGTTCTCGATCTGCTCCTTTGCCTTGTGGATTGTCGCGATGTCGGCCTTATGCTCCTCAATGATGTACTGCGCCTTTATGGTCGCCTTGCAGGCCATGACAGTAGCTGCAACACCACAGACCGCCGCACCGACGATCATAATGGTCGGACTTGCCTTTTTGAGCCGGTAGCTGTACTTGGACGCCGTGCGAGTCACAGCGTTGATGATCTTATCTTTCTTGATGCTGTTCAGAATCTTCATAAAATATCAATCCTTTCTATCTCAGCGGAGGGGGATCGGACGGGGCAGAACAAGGCGGTACCCGCCAGGAATGCCCTTAATGTACGCCCCCTCGAGGTTGTACCAGCCATAATTGTAGTCGGTGGACTCGTTCGAGACACCCATCATGTCCCACAGGTCGCCTACAGACACCTGCTTGTACTTGCGCAGGGCATCGTACATCTCGTTCAGGGTGTCGTCTGCGTCGCAGCGCACTTCGAAATCCAGATTCTGAAGCGTTCTTGTCGGGCGTCCGGATGTTCCAGGGCGGCTGCTCTGCCCGTCTTGATAGTAGCGATCGTAGCTGTTACGCTGTCGGCTGGAGCTGCTGTAATTCGTAGACGAGCTGCGGCTTCGGTCATCGCCCCAGAGAGCGATGTTGATGGCAGAATTAAAGATGCTGCAAAGCCCGTTCTTCAGCATCGGGATGAGATACTCCGCGATGATGCGGTCTTTGACGGTCTTGAGGTCTTCCGCCAGAAAGTCGTTGGCGATCTTCTGGATATCGTTCTGCTCTTTCAGCGTGACCTTTCCCTTTACGACCTTATCGAACTTCTTCTTGGGTTCGCCCTGTGGCGTATTGAAATCATTCTTGGGCATATCCACCTGTGCCATTATGCTTCTCCTTTTCAAAATAAAAAAGTAAGAGCTGCAGATTTCTCTACAGCTCTCGCCTTATCTGACATTAGTTCTCTTCTTCACAAGTTTCCTCGTCAGAAGTCACATCCTTCGACTCCACGTCGATGACCTCGTCCTTCTTCACCTTCTTGCTGGCCATCTTCTCCTTGATGTGCTTGAACCCCTTCTTTGCAGCAGGGATGCCATACTTCATAGTAACGCCGATGAGCAGCGCAGCACCAACGCCGATCTTGACGATCTTGCCAAGATCGAGGTTCGCATTGCTCTCACAGCCGCAGTCTGAAGTATAGTTCTCCGCTTCAACGGGAACCAAGTTCTCAACAGGAGCGTTCTCCATCATAGAAGTCTCGTTCTCCATAGTCACGTTGTTCATTTCGTCCATTTTTGTTACCTCTTTCTTATAAATAAGTTTATAATGTCGGAGTATTACCTCCATAAAGCAAGCTGAATTTTTCGCGTCGGGGTCTCAAAATATCAATACCCCAGCCACTTGGGAGGAGTGCTGTAATCCAGCACAAGACAGGGCGTTCCGTCCTCATCCAGTTTCGATGTATAGAAGGTGCTGATTTCCAGAGTCGTTTCCGTGTCCCACCCAAGAAGGTCACCGTTCCGGTTGTGGTCGATACCCAGATAGTCGAACAGGTCGTTTTCCGTGACCCGGAAATCACTGAGCAGCTGCTTGTTCACGCCGTTGATGGCTTTTTCCAGCATGTTTCTGGACGTGAAAAAGTATGTCCCGGAAAGGCTCTCCCAGCATTTGACCGGTTCGTTATAAAAGTCGTTGCCGATGTCGGGCTTCTGGGGAGTTGCCACAGGAGGATTCTTCGGCTCCGGACACTTTGCCATCTTTTCCAGCGCGACCGCCTCTTTGATCTCCTTCGCCTTCTCCGGCCCGACCGTCTCAACGACCTTGTCCTGATAGCTTCGCAGAGCCGTCTCCGACATGGTGTAAGCCGCCGCCAGCGCAGCGTTTCTCCGGTCGTTGACGCTGCTCGCTGCGATGATGCATCCGGTCGAGATGCCCATAGATATGGCCGTAGGGATGTACACCGGCGCCGCCGTCTTGATGACGGTCTTGGCGTCCAGCTTCTCGATCCCCAGCTCCTGCTTTTTTTCCTCCAGCAGGATCATGGCCTTGGGCGTTGCCGAGATTGCAAAGCCGACCGCCGTAAACGCGCCTGCGATGCCCAAACCCAGTAAGATCTTTGAGCTGTTCTGGCTGAGGGTCCTCCTCGCCGTTTTGGTCAGTGCTTTCAAGTTCATGCTCGTACCTCCAAAAATATCAATGAATTTATAAAAAGAAAGAGCCGTAGATTTCTCTACAGCTCCCGCCTTTTTCAGATGTGTCCATCCCGTTTCAAGTTCTGAAACCGAATCCTGCTTCCACGCTGACTTTCCAGTTCTCCGGAGATGGTGTCATAGATGTATTCGTACAGTCGGATCGGCAGGGTCAGCACATACCGCATCGTGCCGTCCAGCACGTGCAGCAGTCTCCTGCCGAAGTCCTTCCATAACTTCATCATAGCATCATCCACCTGAGCGTAATAGTTGCGATTATACATAATTCAAATCTCCTTTATTTGTTCAGTTTGGATTTTCTTCCATAAAGCAGACTGAATTTTTCGCGTCAGTTCGTGCTGTTCTTTTCGGCCAGCTGACGCTGCACTTCTTCCTGCACCATGCCGCGCAGTTCGTCCTCGCTCTTCTGGTCCTCGATCAGGTCATGCCCGAAGCCCAGCAGTGCGCTTCCTGCCAGCAGTGCGATGCTTGCCACTTTCCACCAGTTGATGTTTTTCATTATCATTACCTCTCTTCGTCAGGTTCATAATCCAGGTAGTCAGGGATCGGGGGCTGGAATGCATATACCTGATAAACTTCCAGCCCATCGTCCGTCGTCTGCTTATTGGCAACAAAGTCGATCCAAAAATACTCCCATTCGTTGATCATATAATCCGAGCACCAGCCCACATCGTCCTTCTCCGGGAGATAATCCAGACCGAGATAGCTGTACAGATTGTTGATAGACACTTCGCCGTTTAAGCTGAAGTCACGGTTCATCTGATAGAATGCATCGTACAGCTCTGCTTCGGTGGCATGGAAATATCTGTTCGAGAAAGGCTCGTAGCAGAGCAGCTGTTTATCTTCTTCGGAAGGTTCTTCAACTTTGGATTTCTCCAAAATATCAGCCTCAGCTTCAGAGCCGATGCGCTCCGCCACCTGCCTGCGGTACTCCTGATAGGTCTTGCCCAGCGCCATGTAAGCCGCGGTCAGGCTTGCGATCTGCTTTTTGTTCAGCGCGTTGGAGCCAAGGATGCAGGCGATGGTGCCACCGCCGAGGATAACAGCCGGCACATATGCCTTCCAGCATGTTTTGACGATTCCCATCTTCGTCAAAGGCTCCTCTACAATACCCTGCTCATCTTCGTTGTATTTTCGCAAGGCTTCGTCCACTTCGAGCAGATGCTGTGCCTTTGTGGTCGCCCGTCCGGCCTCGATTGCCGTGGCTACTACACCTACGGATGCCGCCACCGCCAGAATAGTCCCGCCGTGCTTTCGCAGGAATTTCGCGCACGTTTTTGTCAGTTTCATTGTTCAACCTCCATTTTGAAAAATAAAAGAGCCTACGATTTCTCGTAAGCCCTCGATTTGGTTAGCGCTTCAAATGCCTTTCAGCCTGATCCATTCTCAGGAATTCATACAGCTTCTGTTCCCAATTCGGACTCTGGGCCTTCATAGCGTTATCGAGTGCATCTGCCGCCAAATCTTCATTGCGCATCATAAGTTGTCTCCACATGATAGCAACGGATTCAACGCAGAAAAATTCGGTAATGCCATAAAACGCCACCGCGCCCAAAGCAACTTTCACCAATGTCTTCATAGTTTCGTACCTCCAAAAATATAATTCTGAGACTAACCATCTCATAAAACGCACTGAAAATTTCGCGTCACAGCACCCCGGTCTGCTTCAAAAGAGCCATCAGGTCTTCCTTGCTCAGCTCAGCGTCGATGTCCAAATGCAGGTGGACTTTCTTTTCCGTCTCGCTGTACACGGCAAAAATATCATTGAGCTTCACTGCCGTGCTCTTGTATCCCTGTTTCCGAGCAGTCTTGCTAATCACCTGCGCAATAACACTGCGCAGAAAGGCAGATTGGATATGCATAATATCCTCCATAGTGTTCAACCTCCATTTTGAAAAAAAGATAAGAGGGCGTGTATCTATCAGATATTATCTTCCAGATTGCTCTCTTGCATCTTATTCAACATTTCCTTTTCAGCCTTGTAGTCCGTCCACTTCTCGTAAGCAACACATGCTCCGATGACTGCTGCATACAGTCCCAGCATCGCGCCGCTCCACTTAAAGCTGTCGCCCCAAGTAATCGGTTTGTTCATAAAGTTCTTAATAGCTTTCATCATAGTAATTTCTCCTTTCAATGTAAGCCCTCTTACCTCCATAAAGGAAGATGTATTTTTCGCGCTGGACGAAAAGAAAGAGCCTATGTTTCCATAAGCTCTTCCCAAGATAAAGCCGATGTTACGTCGTTTGCCGGTCTATCGTAAAAATATCAGTCTTTCGACGGCCGGAAAATCTGTACGAACAGCCACATCACGAGTGCAACAGCGCACCCGATCAGGAATGTCGTAATGATCTGCCCGACCGAAATCGTATAGTTCCAAATTTTCTTAAAAATAGATTCGTTCATAATACGTTCTCCTTTATTTCGGGCTTTATCCCATAATACGAGGAGATTTTTTCGCGTTTCTTGCCTTGGTCAAAGTGCGTCTTCGTAAGTACCTTTGGCAATCTTGTCCCTGATATAAGCTAATCTTATTGCGTTTATTCTTTGTTTCTCCATGACCAGCCAGGCAAGGTAGTCATTTGTTTCAAGCTCCGCCGTATTGTGAGCTTCATTATTGCACTCGCACATAATATTTCATCCTTTCTTAAATCAAGCTTCGGTCAAACACGGTCTCCCATCGTTCTTTCTTGAGCGGCTTCATCCTAAGCGCCCACATGATCTGGCGCACCGTCACAGTGGGGTACTCGCCATTTTGATTTCTTCTCTTGGCATGGTGGTCAAAATACTCCTTGAACCCCTCGTGGAGGTATATCTTGTCCGTCAGCCATGGGTCTATCGGCCCCCAGCATGTGGATTTGGTCTTCTCGTCAAATCTCTGCTGGATGACGCACAACCCTTTCCCATGCTCAAAATATAAAGTGCTAACACGGTAGACCGGATGATTGCATCGGTATACACTTCCATAGTAGTTCGTCCATTCCTTTGGAACATCGTTGTGATACCTCATAAAAAAATAAAGAGAGACTGCAATTTTCATCACAGACCCTCCTCGGTTCCTCCTTTACTCTTTTTCCATAAAGCTTCTTCTCATCTCACGGACTCCTTCGCCGATTGCTCTCGACAGCTGCGTCACACCGCCAGCCTCGCAGATCGACCAGTATACAGTCAAACCAACCGTAAACACGCCACCCACAGCTTTCATGCCGATCTTTACCCACTCAAGCTTGCGCGATTTCTCCGTTTTCGCCTGATCGAGTTCGATTTCGTGTACCTTCCGAACGGCCTCGTCCTCTTTCAGCTGCTTTTCGGTTTCCTGCGCCTCATCCTTGAGCTGCATGTCGTACAGCTTCAATGCCATGTTTGCCGCCTTGTCGTACTCGTCTGTACCCGGTTTCATGTCTTTGAGACTTTCTAGCGATTTCTTCGCCGCGTCTTTCAGCAATTCTTTGTTTTCGTAGTTTTCCATTTTGATTCTCCTTTACAAAGTAAATTCGGAGTTTCCTCCATTAAGCGCCCTGATTTTTTCGCGCGAGATCAAGTTTATTTACCCGCAGAACAACGTACTCCTCGCCCTCGAACTCTGTCACCTCCTCGTCGAGACTCAGCGATAGATACGGCCAGTCGGGGTCGTCCGGTTCACCGATGATAAGCTCACCGACAGAATGATTGACATCTCCGACGTGACGGCAGAACATCATGCCGAGTGCAAAGCCGATTACCATTGCGAAAATAAGATATACGAAATAGGTGTCCATACGTTTCTCCTTTATCAAAATATCATTGCTGGCGGTCCAGTGCGTGATGAAAAAAAATAAAGAGCTGTAGATTTCTCTACAGCTCTCGTCGGCTCAGATGTCGTTGCGAATCAGAAATAATTCTCCTCTGTTACAAGCCGCTCGCACCAGGCCACCGGCTCGGATCAGGTTTATCGCATTCGTGTAAGATGCCTGTGCTGTCGAGGCATTCGCATACTCGCCTGTACCAATGTACATAACTTTCTGGTTGCTCTCGATAAACGCACGGATCTTGTCCATCGCGTTCACATAACCGCGGTCGTAAGTAGCCTTTACTCTCTTGTAATGTTTCATCGTAAAAAATCTCCTTTCGTTCTTCGGAAGACATCTTCTTCCATAAAAGAAGCCGAGTTTTTCGCGTCTAACTTAGAATAGAAAAAAAAGAAAAGAATGGGATTTGAACCCATGACCTCCGCAGTTAAGCGGCGCTCTACCATGCTGAGCTATCTTCTCCATAATATATCATGATTTTTTCGCGCCTGCACAAAAACAAAGAGCCGCAGATTTCTCCACGGCTCTTTCAATTTAATTATCAGTCACATCATGAGCTTTCTTTGTTATCTGTTCGTCGTAGCATTCTTCAGGAATTTTGACTGCCTCTGCTGCTGCCCTTCGCATTAAGTATTTCATAACAGCATTTTGCACTTCCAAAGCAGCCTCTATCATTGCTTGCCATGCATGATCCATATCATTACTCATGTAAATCACCTCCATAAAGGAGCCTGACTTTTTCGCGTCATCCGCGCTCGATGCTCAATACCCAAAAGAACTTCCGGTACTGTTCGTAGTAGCTTTCGCGGCAGCAGGGGCAGCCCTGAATGCGGAGAATATCATAAGGTACGCATTCTGTAGCCCCTTTGAGAACGAAGGGTGCTATGGCCGGCTCTACCTCATCGAGACAGTGCTTCACGAGCTCAATGCGTTTCGTAAAGAAGGCCCGCGCAATGCCCACCTGCTCCGTCGGATTTGAGACGCGGCTTCCCCTCATCGTAACGGTCTGTAGTTCTTCCGGCCTCGACTTCCATCCGTTCAGGAGGGCCATCGCTTCTTCCCACTCGGGATATTGCAGACAGAAGTGTTTGAGCTCATAGTAGCGATGCTTTGAGATATAGTAGGGATTCTGCTCAGAAAGTTCAACGTGTGCCATGCTTACCCCTCCACAAAAATCCAGTTTGCTCATAGAGTGCCTTGGGCGAAATATAAAAGTTGATACGCCCAAGTTTAGCGTTCATCTCTTTCACATCGGTCACAAGTTTTCCGTTTCGGGTAGCTTTCCCGATGGGCAGCCATCCTGCAATGATCCCAGCCCTCACCCATGAGGGGTCTCTTCCGTATACTCTGGCAGCGATTGAGACAGGCACTGACCCGGTCGGAAATATCAATTCATCCATACTGTGTTCTCCTTTCAAAAATATCTAAGGACAGCGTATCACGTCCCATTAGCATATTTTAGGGAAAGATCGGGGCAGTGCGTGCTGTTTTTATTTTTCTTCCCATAGGAGAGTTGACAAATGACATAGAATCGTTTAATCTAGAATAGAATTCAGAGCCAAAAAGGAGGTATTTTTCTTATGTTGACCACCTGCCCAGAGTGTGAATTGCAAATATCAAGCAAAGCGCTCGTCTGTCCACACTGCGGTTTCCCCCTGAAAAAGGATGCGCGGGTCTATCCTAGAAAAGCAAATAAACGCCATAGACTGCCAAATGGATTTGGACAGATTTCTGAGATAAAGGGGCGCAATCTAAGAAAGCCCTTCAGAGTCCTTGTCACCGTAGACAAGACTTCTGAGGGCCGTCCTATTTGCAAGCCGCTTCAACCTAAATCCTATTTTGAAACCTACAACGAAGCATATCTTGCGCTTGTAGAATACAACAAAAATCCATATAGTCTTGATGGCGACATCACGATGGATAAGCTTTATCAGATGTGGCTTGCCGACTATAAAACCCATGTCGGCGATAAGATGGTCGAGAAAACCGAATGCTGCTGGCGGTACCTTCGCAAGATCCACAACCTAAAACTTCAACAGATGCGTGTGCCTCAGTTAAAGCTTGCCATTGATGAAGCCACAACCTACAAGAGCGGAGATGAAATCGAACTTCCCCGCTCTGCGAAAGGCCGGATAAAGAGTCTGCTCAATCTCATGTATGACTACGCAGTTCAAAACGAGCTGGTCAATCAGAACTATGCCCGGGCATTCTCGCTTTCCAGAATCGACCAGGAAGAGACCTCTCGTGTTGATAAAAGTCACATTCCTTATACGGATGCAGAGGTCGATCTCATTTGGAAGTCGTTGGAGAAATATCCATATCTTGACATCACGCTGATACAGTTCTACTCCGGATGGCGGCCTAATGAGCTGCTGAGTATGCGCGTTACAGACATCGACCTGAATAATAAGACATTTCATGGAGGCTCCAAAACGATTTCGGGTAAAAACCGAGTCGTTCCGATCCACTCGAAAATTTTTCATTTCGTCGAGCGATACTATAATGAAGCAGTTTCGTCCGGATGCAAATATATGTTCCCGTCCGACACCCAGCCCGGGAAGCCTTATACCTACGACCGCTATTATGTTCGATTCAATGAAGCCCGCGACGCTCTTGGGCTAAATAAAAATCATCGCCTCCATGATGGCCGTGTCCAGTTCGCAACCATGGCCAAAAAGTCGGAGGTCGATCAGTATGCCTTAAAGAAAATCCTTGGCCATTACATTGATGACATCACAGAGAAATACTACATCAAGCCCGATATGGACTGGCTTCGAACTGAAATCGAGAAGATCAAGTAATCAAATGAATCCGAATGTATGAGTACGAGAAATTCATCATGTAGGTTTTTGGTGCAGGAATAATACAGGAATAATATACGAGTTGTGTGCATTTAAGTGCTTCGAACCGCATCTAACTGCATCTAAAACAAACGTATCATCAAAAATTATTCGATATATCGCTGTGTGTAAATTCTTCCAGCAG